ATGGCCACGAATTACGCCACGGTGACATGGGACCAGTTGCATCGCGATGCGCGCACGCTCGCATCCGCCCTGATGCCGCGCGGTCCGTTCAAGGGAATCGTCGCCGTCACGCGCGGCGGCCTGATTCCGGCCGCGATCATCGCGCGCGAACTGGATTGCCGTCTGGTCGAGTCCATCTCGGTCGTCAGCTATTCCGGCGAGAGCAACGAGGACCAGAGCGTGCCGGTCGTCGTCAAGCCCGCCACGGCGGCCGGGGACGGCGAGGGCTTCCTGATCATCGACGATCTCGTCGATTCCGGCGAGACGGCGAAGGTGGTGCGCGATGTGCTGCCGAAAGCGCATTTCGCCTGCCTGTATGCCAAGCCCTCCGGCCGGCCGCATACCGATCAGTATGTGATGGAAGTGTCGCAGGATACATGGGTGTTGTTCCCGTGGGATACGGCGCCGCTGTTCGTGCCGCCGCTGGCGCGTCAGGGCAACTGATCCCCAGGGCGGAAAAATTGAAAAAATTCGCGCGGGAGCCATTTCGCTTCGGAGTCCGATGAGATAGGTTCCGCGCGTTCGGGGCGTGGCGCAGCCTGGTAGCGCGCTTGTTTTGGGTACAAGAGGCCCCCGGTTCGAGTCCGGGCGCCCCGACCACTTCTCCCGCTTATCCGCGGCTGGGTAAGCGCCCTTAGCTCAGTTGGATAGAGCAACAGCCTTCTAAGCTGTGGGTCGCTGGTTCGAATCCAGCAGGGCGCGCCAGATTTCCGTTATTTCCTGCGTCAAAAAGTTGGCAGGGTTTGCAGATGGTTTGCAGTGCACTGTTGGTAGGTTGCCAAACCGTTCACATCAGTCGGCCACGTGTGGCGGCGATTGAGACAACTTTGCTCGTCGTCCTCTCCTGATGTTTCTCCCATGCTTCCATGCCGGCTACCGCCACTTCGGTGCGTCTGGGCAGATAAGTGTCAATGATGCGCTGACAGTAATCGATGCCATGCCCGGAGATCGCGGCGATTTGCGGAGTCGTCGCTCCTGCCTCGGCAAGGCGAACAATACCTGTGCGCCGAAGGTCACGCCGCTGCCGATGCTGTGCGCTGAGTTCCTGTCGGACCTCTTCCTTGCTTTTCCCGCATTTGAACAGTTCGCGTGCGTGCGCCAGGCCGAGGCGGCCCATGACCTGATCCCACGCCCGGGCAAAGTTGCGATTCGCCCAGACCTTCCCTGTCGGGCTCGGGACCAGCAGTTGCAGCGGAGCTGGTCCTATTCGAGCTGTGATGACACCGGCCTGTTCAAGGTCCTCGCGCGTAAGCTCAGCGAGCCGTCTTTGAATATGCGGCACAAGCCTCGTGTGCACAGGGACATCCAGCAGCGCGCCGGTTTTCGCCTGGCGCAATGCGATGAACATGCGACCGTCACGTTGCGAGATCCGTGCGGCGTCCATCGCAAGGACGTCACTTGGTCTTTGGACCGTGTAGAGCAGAAGCAGGTAGGCGAGCTGAAGGGTAGGGCGCGCGCGCTCCAGAAACGCGTCCTCCATGCGATAGCTCCATATCTCAGTGCGACTTGCGATGTGCAAGCGCCCAAATCTTTCGGCAACATTGTCGGACACGAGGCCACTGTCCTTCGCGCGGCCAAGCAGGATTTGCAGCAGAGAGAGCACCTGGTTCGCTTTTCGCGGCGTAACGCTCAGGCGTTCGCGAATCGCCAACACGTCCTGCCGAGTGATGGCGCGTGCTGGAATATCTCCCCAGTCTTCCCGCATCCGATCGAGATAGCCGCGGTAAAGGATCTGCGTCGTCTTTCGCAGCGACCGATAAGATTCGGATTTAAGATAGTCGACGATCAGCGCGGCGATGCTGCCGGTTTGAACGCCGGCAGCCTGCAAAGGCGAAATGGACAGTTGCGCAAGGCTTTCGAGCGCGATTGCGCGGTCGTGCCCAAGGAAGCGCTTCGTTTTCCGGTCATAGAAATATTCAATGGTGGTTCCGTCGCTGCGACGTTTCCGCACCACGTTGAGGCCGGTTCTGCGAGAGGGTGGCATTCATTTTCTCCGCTAGAGAGGGTTTGCCGGATTCCGCAGAAACGGGGGCGCCGGTTGCAGCCGGCGTCCCCACCCCGAGAGCAGAATCACGGTCCGCATAGGCATCGAGCAGACTCCGGTCCCAGGTCAATCGTCCGCCCTTTCCGCCGCGTAGGCGCGGGGGTGGCCACCACCCTTGGCTGACTTCGAGATCAAACGTGCCTTCGCCGACGCCGACGTAGAGCGCCGCAAGGCTTTTGCTCAGATATCTGGGCCAAAACGGTAGGTTTGCTTCCCGCTTTGCTCTTTCACTCATGCGCGACGTCCTCCGGTGGCCTGCACTCGCGGTCAGTCATGGCGCGCATCCTTTACTGGTCTTTCCGTTATTCTGGCCGTCAGGGGATACGCCGCAGAACTCTTTCCAATGCCGCCACCCGTTAGGGCAGGCGAAACCCCACTCACGGATGCGTGGCCCGGTGACGAAGATCGTCCAGACCGGGATATCGAAGGCTCCCCTGTCGTTGCGCACGCCACTCTCAAGCAATTCTACGCGGTGTAGCGCAGCGGCACGACCAAAACGCAGTCGCCACGGTTTGCGCCAGAATACACCTGCGGGTGTATGCTCAAGGTATCCTGGACCGGAGATGATCAGGCTGCACCACCACCACGGATGATCATGCAAAGCCCGGTCATCATCGGACCGGCAGAAGTGATGCAGATAGATGTTGAACCATCGGTTGCGAGGGATCAGCCACCATCTCCGAAGATAAGGCCTGTCCTGGTCGTCTCCGATGACGAAATCAGGAGCGCGGCGAAAGCGATCCAAGATCATCCTTCCCCTCCCTGCGTCGGTGCGGATGCGAGGGCGGACGTTTGGATCATGATCGGCGGATGAGCCGCTCCCATTATCCAAACCTCAACACTTCCTCCGCGATTAAGCATTTCGAGTTCTGCAGGCGTTGGCTCCCAACGACTGACGAAACAGCCGTCGATGCGCTTGATATGAAGGTCGCGAACGTCCGGGGCATTTCCACGCATAATTCTGTCAGCACCTTCGATGCGTAGCGGGATCATTCACCATCTCCCTGCGTCGATGCGGATGCGAGGGCGGCGCGAATAAGGTCCGGCGTCCGTGACGCAGAGTCGTTTGTCTCAGGGTCAGGCATTCGAATAAAGCCGAACTCGATACCGTTCGTTATGAACTGGTCAGCCGCACGCAACGCCTTCACCAGCCGCGCGATCTTCTCCGCGCTGTCGTCGGGCGGTGCAGGGCGCGTGTAGAGGGGGACAGAGAAGGGCGCGCGTTCCTTTTTTCGCATTTCACCGAATACATTTGGTCGGTCAGGGTGTGAGCGAAACCATTCAATGGTTCTTGCTGTCGTCCACGCAAAAGCCTCCACACCCCGCGCGGCTTCCGCTTCGGATCGGGCGCGGGCATTCCAGTTGCTGACAAAGTTCTCCTTGAAGCCAAACTCAACGTTTCCGCTGGCTAGGCACCTCGTGCAGCAAATGCACGAGCCTCCTGCGTTCTCGCCCTCGGCGATATCAACACGCTCGGCTTCACCGCCACAAAACGGACACGGCAGAAGTCCTTCCCGCGTCCGGGTCGGCGTTTGGTTGTTGGTCATGGGTAGGTCACCGTTACTAGCGCCGGCCAGTCCCCAATGCCCCATTTCTCTTTTATTCCGAGTGGGTGTTTATCTTCTCGTATGCGCGAAGGAACCGACCAACTTCGGCCCGGTGTGGTTCCTAAAAGACTCCATCCAGACGCACGAAGAGAAGCGCCTCCCTCTTCCGGGAAGATGAAGGTGCAGGCTCGCACGTAACCAATAGAGCGCGCTGCTCGCCAAGATGCGCCGTAAAGGAACGAACACGCATTGCGCGTCCCATCCGTGCATAGGCGCGTAACCTCAACCGTTAAGCCGTCATCGTCCCGTCGAGCCGAGGGGCGACCGACAACGCAAACGCCAACTACTTTACCTTCCGCATCGCGAGCGCCGATGCCAAATAGCCACCCGACCGGGCGCTTATGGTGCCGATGGATAGCGTCAATCATGGCGAACGCCTGCGCCTGCTTGACCGGGAAAGCGATCATACTCCCGATCCCTTCATCTGGCGGATGGCGGCGGCGCACTTCGACGTGACAATCACGAAACCCGCGCTCCACTTGCCGTCATCAAGTCGATCACAAACCCGCGCCGCATCTTCCAGCGCCTTCCGCCGTTCATCCGCGCGAATGGTCGCTTCGTCTAAAGCGGGCGCTTGCGGGGCCGTTAATGGGCGCACGAAGTGGAGAATCATTTCGGCGTCTTCCGTGTCGAAGGCGCTCGCGAGCGTCCAGCCGCCATCAGCGACCCAAGCCGGTAGTTCCACCTTGGCCACGTCCTCACGCGACAACGACTCTCCACGCTCCCAGTCCCACTCTTCGGATAGAGAACGGCTTTCGATGCCGAGATAGGTCAGCACGGACGCTATGTGGCTTGGTTCCCAATCCTCATCGAACATCCGCTCGAACCGTGCACATGGCGGCCCATCCGGGAGCCCAACGTCCTGAATATGCCATTCATATGAACCAACCGACGGTTGAGCGCTCAGCTGCTCAGTCGGGGCCTCGTCTCGTTGCTGGTCGTTCATGGCACGTCTCCCGCCAGCCATGACGGCATGCGTTTCGGCACGGAATTGCCGACCAGGCGCATGCCTTCCGTTTTCGTCAGGGGTCTAATCTCGCCGCCGATGTTGACCCACGTCGGCAGGCGCAACTCATGGGCTGCCGCAGCTTCGCGCACGTCCAGCATCCGCATGGTGATGTCGGTAATCGCATAGCTTGCGCTCCCGATTTCCACACCGACGACGCCGAAGCGGGCCAGAGTCGTCAGCGCGTGCAATGGCTCGCGCGCATCCTGGTGCTGTGATCCCTGGCCATAGTATTTGGTCAGGAAAGCGCCAACGCATGCGATATGGCGGCCGCCTGACGTAACGGTCGGAAGAGGATCCTCGATATCGGCCGACTGGCTGGTGCCGCGCAGGTGAGCGAGCGTTGCGGCCGTCAGCTGCTGCTGCGTGCCACGCGATGTCAGCGTCGAGAGAGGGTCATTGAGATCCGTGCCGACGACGCCTTGGTCGACCGTGAAGTTGTGCTGCGCCATCCACGCGGAGACGACCGACAGTTCGCCACGGTGCGCGCCCGTGATCGTCGGCAACGGCTCTGTCGTATCATAAGCCCGAGGTGCCCCCGTGTGTGTAATCGGCATGATGAACGGACGCGGGTTTTCGAGAATGTAGCGCCGCAATCCATGCGCGATCCGCCGCTCGGTATTCGGGCGAAGCGGACGCGGCCGGTTGAAAATGCTGCGCATCGGGATCGACCAGTCGATGATCGTGTGAGCGCCGACCCATGGTCGCAGACGCTCGCTTTTGGCGCGATCGCGGGGCGCGTGCGTGCGTTGCGGCCAGGCGATCGGCAGGGCGTCGTAACGGACAACGGCAAACCATCGGCGCCGCGTCGTCGGAACACCGAAATCCGCGCAGCACAGGTCGCGATCTTCATATTCACCGCCCAGCTGGCGAAGATGGCGGACAAATGCCCGAAAGCTCTTGCCCGTCCGGCGTTTGTCGCGGACCAACTGCTGGAGATGGCGCGGCACCCGCTCGCCACGCGCCGCAACAGTGCCGTCGAGCTTGACGACACGTCCGGTCGTGCGGTCGCGCTTGGCGATCAGCGGCCCCCAGCCACGGATCTCGCGCACGTTCTCCATCATGACGATACGTGGACGCACCTTTCCGACCCAGCGGCATACCTGCCACGGCAGAGAGCGCACGCGCGCACTGCGCGGCGCACCACCTTTCGCGACAGAGTGATCGCGGCAATCCGGGCTGGCCCAAAGGACGTTGACGGCCCGCCCGCCTGTCGCTTCCAGAGGATCGACGTCGAAGATGTCGCCTGTGACGTGGCGTGTGTGCGGGTGGTTTGCAGCATGCGCCGCGATCGCCACTGGGTCGTGGTTGCACGCGACATGAACCGGGCAGCCAGCGTCTTCCAGGCCTTCGCATGCACCACCGAGCCCTGCGAACAGGACCACGGTGATTTCGGCGTCGAGCGCCCATTGTGTGGAGACGTGCTTCATGCTGCATTCTCCTGCCGCGCGGCGTCAATATTTCGCTGCTCGACCGTGAACGTCAGCGCCCAGACCCACGGGTTTTCGGTCCATGCATCTGGCCCGTGGATTTCGGCCCATATGGTTCGAAACCAACTATTGGGCGATCCCCAATAGTTCCCCGCATATTGCGCGCCTTGCACCTCGACGGCTCGACCGGATCGTAAACGGATGCATCCCTCGCTCTGTGCATCTTCCTCGCTGATGTCCTGCAACCGCTGCGCGCGAATGTAGCTGACGGTGAGCGTCAACCGGCTGGCGGCGCGGGGCATTAAGATCGACGGCTTCCATGGCGGACTGTCGCGCGTTTCCTCACGATCGGGGTCGAACCAGCGGCCTACGTTGTCCGTCGCGCGATAGAAGATTTTTCTATCTCCGACGGGCATGTCATTGTCGTCATAGTCAAATCCGGGATACCACGTCTCTCGGACCCAGAGACGATCGCCAGGAACGCATGGCGCTCTGCCAACGCTTGGGCCGCATCGGTCATCTTGCGACCACCAGCACCAATCTCGCGTCATGCCACGAGGATTCTGAGGCGTGCAGCGCGCACCGCAGTATGAATCAATATAGGGGTGTGGATGCCTCTGAACATTGTCTGGGTGGACACCGCCAGCATACGCGGCGGGCTGAACCTTCATCACCCGACGTGTCTGCGTCTTCCGACCTTCCAAAAGCGCGCGGATCATCGGACCGCTGAAGAGTATCGGTTTGTCGGTCATGCGTAGACGCTCCCCTTTTCGGTGAGGTCGATGTGGACGCGGCCGTTGGGCCCGGGGGCGACGTCAGCCAGGCGCGAAGAACGATGGCAGATGACCACGCATTCCTTGCTGCGCACGGCATGCTGGCGGGCAATCTTCTCCGCGCCTCGATAGTCGTCGGAGCGTTCGACCAGCTGGCCTGTCTGTCTGTAGACGGCGAACATACGGCGCTTCTTCATCGGCGTGGTCTTCCGCCCAGACCGGTGTTGCCCGCGGCCAACACAGAGGGTCCGCTGGGCGTTACCGCCCCGATTGCCGCTTTCCACGTCGCGTCCGAGATGCGCATGCCAGCCAAAAGACCGATCGTGAAAATCACGATCGCGGATATGATGACCCAGAAGCATTCTCCCGAGTCCCAGAAGCCTTCCATCACTTCTGCTCTCCCGGCCGGGCGGCGAACGCGAGATGGCGCAGTGCAAGGACCTGGCGCTGGATCCAGAGCTCAAGCGGCGATGCAGGCGGCACATCAATCGTCTCGATCTGCGCTGCCACAGATGGTGTCGGCGGAATCAGGCGCAGAGGCACTTTTGGACGGGTGCGGTCGAGCATATCGACGAGCTCGTCCTCCAGCTGCAGGGCGGAGTTGCGATAGGCATTGTAGGAGCCGACATTCGGCTTCTGCAGGGCCTCCTCGGCTCGTTGTCGGCAGAAGCGGGCGCGCATTTGCAGGTCAAGAAGTTGCGCCTGCTGTTCTGGCGTGCGGTTAGAGATCATCTCACGGAATGCCTGGTCGGTCAGTCCAGCCAGGCGCGGGTGAATTCCATAGGTCATGACAGGGCATCTCCGGACGCGCTGCGCTGCGCGACGTTGTCGACGACGAGAATGGGTGAGGCGATCTGCCGGCATGGCGCGCGGGACCGGACACGGTCAGCGAGGGCACGGGTCTCCGCGACATCGGCTTGAGAAAAGCCCGCGCAGACGGCCATATCGGCCAGTTCGTCCAGCCAATCCGCGAACATGAGGGCGTTCCACGGCAGCAGGATCGACTGGGCGATGAGGCTTTCAGCCTTCGCGACAATCTGCGGCGGTGTGCGGAAGACGGATTGGGGCGCTGCACCGGAAGGCATTACTTGGCCTCCCGAGCGGTGCCGCGCGGAGGGAAAATCTGGGCGGCCAGCACGGTCGATGCATGACTGGACACTCCCGACGCGCATTGGCGAAGGATCCAGCTTTCAACGATGAGAGCGGCTGTGTGCTGCGCCGTGGCGTTCAGGACGTTGGCTTCGTGCTCGACGGCATTGCCGGAGCAGACCTTGAACATGGCGTCGCGCAGGGCCTTGGAGGCTGCGACGCGGGCACGGCTGGCTGTGCGGATGATGGAACGGGTGTCACCTTGGTGACGGTGGAGCTCGCTGAACTGCTGGATGCAGCGCGAGGTTATCTGGCGATCAAGCGAAGGGCGGCTGCATATCTGCGCGCCGAAGGCCTCGACCGAAAGGCGTATGGACATTGTTGTCTCCATCGCGGGGTGGCGATGGAAACAACATCGTATAGCTTAGCTATACCGTCAAGAGAAAAGTGCAGCCTTGCTATACAGGTGCGATAGCGCTCAGCGTGATACAGGTCATCAGAATAAAACGAAATGTGTTTGACGGCTCGCGTTAGTTCATGCTTTGTTCGCAAATGAGAGTGAAGAAAGGCTCTGTCTATGTGGTTAGAAAGCGTTCGTCTGTTTAGGCATCCGAGTGAGCCGATTCCGAAGAATGCTTCTGTCCCGATAGAATTTCGGCCTCAAGCTGCGATGCCAAATGGTGCGGAAGCCCAGACCAATCACCAAGAAACACATAGTCAAAAGTAACGTTTCTTGCGCGTGATAGGCGATATAATGCGTAAGGTTGAATTGGATGATTGCCTGACATCCAGTGGTTCAGGACGCCCTTGCTGACGCCCATAATGGCTGCTGCTTCAGTGAACGCCATGCCGAGCAGTTCGATCGCTCGGCGAAGGCGGTGTCCACAGGTGACCTGATAATCTGACAGGGAAAGTATCTCGACTTGCATGGTCATGATGGTATCGCCACGCTGCATTTGATGCGGTGAAGGAAACCGCTTGCTTTGTGGTATAGTAACGCTATACCGACGGTATGGCTGACTCGTCTGATCTTCGCTCGGGGCTTGATGATGCGATCCGCATTTGCGGGTCGAAAGCTGAGCTTGCGCGGCGACTAGGCATAACGCGCGGCGCCGTTCATCAGTGGGATGTGTGCCCATTAGAGCGCGCCATTGATATTGAGCGTGTGACCGGCGTCTCGAGACTGCGGCTTCGCCCCGATTTTTTTGCAAAATCGGGAGAGGCCGCTTGATGTTATCCCTTCGTCTTCAGCCATTCCAACAAGTCGCCGATGACTTCGCCAGTGCCAGGAACGTGCAACGACTGAACGCTGTCGATCGCGAAGCTGCGCGCCATCTTCCGCTCGTGGCAGTATGCCTTGATCGTGTCGATGCGAATCGTGCCGTCGGGCAGTTGAACACCTTTCAGTTCGTTCAGCGTGATGACACGCTTCGTTTCGCCCTTCTTTCCCCCGTAGTGCAGCACAAGATCGGTCTTGATGTCCGATACCGTGACGGGCGGCAGACTTGGCTCTCCGATTTCGATTTTCATAGTTCTGTATCATCCATGCTTGGTTGTGGTGACCGCATGGTGATCCGTCGCGGCCGGTTGGGCAACCGACCGGCCGTGGAAGGCGGTTCGCGATGAGCGACCATCGCCTTTTGGATGCTGCAACAGGTTGCCTGCAATCCGCCCTGGCCATCGGGCCGGAAGCTTTCGTCATGGCATCGGTCCCGGGCGTCGCGATGCCGGCGACAACACAGCTCCTTGTGAAAATTTGTCCGGATGCAAGCACGGGAGGCGTGCGTCTGACCGTCTCCATGTTGCCGGTCCGTGACGGAACTGATCCGCGATCATGCGGTGAAAATGGATAGGCGGTTATGACACTGGAACTACGTTTGAGCGCTTTGGAACTCGCAACACGTGTGCCGTGCCTCTCTGGAGTTGAGGAGATTGTCGACGCTGCGGAAAAGATCCTGCTTTGGCTGAAGAAGGATGAGCCTTCTACCCAAGGCCAAAAATGCTGCGCGGATGAAGAGCCGAAAGTTTTTGTTCCGAGTTGTTCGTCAGGGCGTGAGCAGCGCCTCAGTGTCCTGAAACACTCAATTCCGGAAATGCGGAAAGACCTATCGACGATGCAGGATGTGTATGCGCTTGCTTGCCCCGCAGGCGCATCAGACGACGAGCTGCGCAGGCTTCGCAATAAGATTGCAGAGTTTGAAAAGTTGATTGATGTGGCGGAACGCGCTGTCGCATCTCTCGAAAAAAAGTTCGTCGGCTGACCATGACGTGCCGATGGCCCTTTGGTGATCCACGCAAACCGGGTTTCCGGTTCTGCTGTGCGCCCGTGGCTGGCGGTGCGTCCTATTGTGCCGAGCATCGTCTCCTGGCCTTTACAGGTCCTGCTGTGACTGCGCGTCAGATGCGGGACGATCTACGTTTTGCGCGACTGGGCACCATGCGTGTCCGGACGTGTTCCGGGCCGGAGTTGGAAGCTCCGGCCCGTCGTCGTGAGGCTCATTTCCAATCGCCATCACCCCGCTTCGATCATGGGATGATGGAGGATTCGGATGCGGGAGTCTCGCGTGAATAGCGGCAACTTCTTTCCACTTTCGCGCCTTGACGGCTGCGCTGAAATTGTGTCGCGCGTCCTGCGTCGCCGATTCGGCTCTGAGCGTCATGGTGCCAAGCTGATCGCGCGGGCGGCTGATGTCAGCCCGCGGACAGCGCGAAACTGGATGGCGGGTTCCTGCGTGCCACGCGGTGACGAACTGATGCGCCTGATGAGCGAGTGCGACGAGCTCGCCGAAGCCATTTTCCAGAAAGTGCGGGAGGGCCGATGCCCAGAGGAATAACTGCCGAGATCGGCCGCTGGCTTGGATTCGGTTATGACAAGGGTCCGCCGCGTATCTGGACGCTCGGGTGGGTCGTCATCAGCGTTCATGATGGTGTGGTGCTGCGGATTGGCAGCTACGCACTGGCGCTGCGTCGGGCGAATGACTCGATTGATGCGAAGGACGCTGAGATTGCCCGGCTGGAGCAGGCGCTCGCGGGTCGGCTGGACGAGATCGAAGCGATGCGGACATCGTCGCACGGCGGGTTTTCGGCCATTTGCAAAGTTGTGGTTGAAAACCTCGACCGGTTGGAAGGGAGCAACGACAGATGACGTCGCTCCCAGCGAGCTTTGATCGATCAAGTATCACACCCATGGCGTTCTTGCGCGCGATGCCGGCTGAGCAGCGCGGTGTCTTTCATAGCGTCCTGGATGCTCTGAAGAGTGCCCGTGATGCCGTCTTCCGTGCGGGGGCCCAGCCCCTTAGCGACGGGCAGATTGCGATGCTGGCGTGCGAGACGGAAGACGTGCTGGCGCGGACGGTCCCTGAACTTGTCCGTACGGGCTTTCTCGGCCGCGACGATGACGGGGCGCTTTATAGCCCGCACCTGGTCGATCGTGCATTGCGCCGAGAGGAGAGGGCACGGATCCGTGCTGAACGTGAGGCGCGTGCCGCTGAATTTGTGACGCGGCAGGAAGCAGGCGAATTTCCGTCCGATGCAGACGTCCGTGCGCTGACGGCGCCAGCCAATGGAAGGTTTGGTGGTCGCCCTCGCAAAGGTGAGACGGCCGAGCAGGCGCATGCTCGTCGCGCAGCGGCATTCGAAGAGAAACGTCGCCAGCATGAAATGCGGCTTCTTTCGAAGATCGATGGTGGGCCAGTTCCGGAAAATGCGGAAACCAAAAACCAAAAACCTTTTTCAGAAACGGTTTTGGTTTCCGGGGTTTCGGTTTCTGAAAAGGTTTCCGGGTTTCCCGTAGATCTAGAATCAGAAGAAAAGAATATCCCTTCTAATTCTGATTCTACGAAAACTCCGGAAACCGAAACTGGCCCGGTTACGGCACCAGTTTCGCCCGAAGCCGTGAGTCAGCTGGCCGCGCGGATCATGAACGTATCGAAGCTGCCGGAGAACCAGCTCGGGTTTGCCAAATCAATGGGTGGCAAATGGCTTCGGGAGGGCATCCCGGCGGATGTGATCGTCCAGGCCATTGCCGATCATCTCGCCGCCATGGCGAAGAACGGCGACGTTCCGCAAAAAATGGGCGTTTTCCGTGGCAAGCCGGAAGATGCATGGGCTGATGCGCGGGCGGCCGGGGCGGTTATCGACACAGCACGGCATGATCGTGCGGAGTGGGAAATTGAAGGTGACGCCGCTTACGAGAAGGCGACGCGTGAAATGAGCCGGATGCTGCAGAGCGACCGTGACTACGGGAAATTCACCCGTGCGTGGCCAGATCGCGCGCGCGAGTTGGGCCTCCCAGCTTGTGAGATGACGCGCGATGCTTACCGGAATGCGTATCGCCCGCGGGACGTGGCAGCATGAGGTACGTCGCGATCACCGCCATTGTCATTGCAGTTCTGGCATGCGTGACCGTCCTTGCGCTGAACGGGCAACAGCCGTTCGCCAAGGATTTGGGCGGTTACGCTTTGGGTCTGCTTTTCCTCATGATCATTCTGGGGTGGCTGTAGGATGTCCGCTCCAGATACGCGACGTCTGCTAGGGGCACAATATTCATGAGAGCCTCGGGCTACGCGCGTCACGAAGATGGTTGGTACGTCGAGCCACCTTGGGCGGTCGATGCATTGATCGAGGTCGAAAGGCCATTCTCGGGGCTTGTCGTTGATCCCTGCTGCGGCGCGGGTAATGTCGTCAAGCGGCTGGAGCTTGCCGGTTACCTCGCGAAAGGTGGCGATTTACGGATGCGGTGGGACCGCGCTGTGATCGGAACGTTTTCCACCACACTTGAGTGCTATCAGCCGGACAGTGTTGTCAGCAATCCGCCGTATCATCTGGCGCAAGAGGTGATCGATTGCGCGCTAAAGTACTCGAGCGACCGTGTGTGCATGCTACTACGGCTAGGATTTCTTGAGAGTGTGAAGCGGCGAGGATGGTTCCAGGCGACCCCGCTCGCCCGGGTTTGGGTTTCGAGCCGGCGGATGTCGATGCCGCCCGGCGGTTCAGATGTGAAGGCGGATGGAGGCGCGATCCCGTACGCCTGGTATGTGTGGGAACATGGCTATTCTGGCGCGCCGACCCTCGGATTTCTCCCGGATGCCGGTATGGGGCAGCAATCTCATTCTCTTCCGCGATCCTCGACCGACCGATCTATCGATGCTCTGTCCAGGAGCGTGAGGCGATGACGATTCGAAGTATAGCGCAAGCCCAAATTCTGGGCTTTTTTTCTATCCGGTCGCAGTTATCTCGCACACGGAAAGAGATCGCTGTGTTAAAAGAACAGATCGCTAACAAAGACCTGGAAATATCGACATTACAGGTCCGCCTCAAACGTGTGCTCGATGGGCGGGACATAGATGGGCGTTTTGTTCGACGAGGCATCTCACGATCGGAGAAGTAATGGCGTCTTCTGCCAGCGCCGCGAAGATCGACGCGGAAGAACAATGCGCCCCGTTTGAGGGCGCATCTGAGAAAACACTTATTTTCGTCGACCTGACACGCAAGGACGGTCAGGACGCCAGAATTGTCGCCCGGCGCGGTGCAGGGCTTTACGGATTACTCAAAAATCAGACGATTACCGAGGCTCATGTCGCTGCCGCAGAATGTTGGGCCAAGGATTACGAGACGGGCGTCATGGGCGCTTCGGATCCTGATCGGGCGCGGCATAGCAAGCGCGGCGACATTCATGACATGATGATCGCGCGTAGTGCCGCGATGGGCCGATGCCAGGCGGTAAAGAAAAACCTTGGCGCCCTGGCCGAGCAATATCTGATCTGGTTGACGATCGATGGTCTTTCGATGAGCGCTCTTGCGGCGAAAGCCGGGAAGGATCGGAAGCTCGTCACGGGCGCTGTCGAATTTCTTCTGGAGCAGTTGGTGGAATTTTTTGACGGGCAGCCAGGCACATTCTGGCGCGCTTGACTTGGGCCAAGTGACGAGCGTAGACGTATAGGCTCTCGATAGGCGTGTGACTGGAAACGGTCCACGCCTTTTTTATTGGCGCAAGGCGTCCCCCCGAAAAGCGAATCCAGATGAAAAACGTCGCGGCAGCGCGTGTGGGCGATATCGTCCTGCGCGGCAATCGTCATGTACTGATTGTCGCCGTTGCGGACGGTCTCGCGCGCGTCGTGCCGCTCATTCGGGGTCGCACGGAAATTCATCGATCAGACGTGCGTCTGCCCGAAGCAGCTTGCCTCTCGTTGAGCACACACAATGTCGTGCTGCGGTGTTGCGACGCTCATTGGCGGACGAATGTGTTTGCCCCTCGCGTCGGGCAGGCAGACGCAGCGCTTTTGAGCGACGTCACGCTTTCGTTGCAGCGGGAGGCGCAGACGCGTGAGATCGAGAAGCTGCCAGCCGGCATTGTGCGATCGGTGCTCGGACGAGGTCCGAGGATCGGTGACTGCGGTCGGAAAGTAGGCGGCGCGCCATCCGATTGATGAGCACGAAATGCGGCAGAATAATCCGGAGTTATCTGGCACCGATGGAAGAGCGATGTGGCAGATAACCCGATATACGGCCCGAAAGGCCGACAGATAATTACTGTTATCTGCCGGATTTAGTCCACTCGAAAGGCGCATGAAATGACGACATTTCAATGTGTTAGTGGAGATATGGACGAATGGCGAAGCGCGTAGCCTCAAAATCGTCCAATATCTCCGACGACGAAAGGCTGATGCAGCTCTGGCTTCATGGCGTGTCTCAAAACACGGTGAAGGCCTATCGGCGAGACATGGAAGCGTTCCGTTCATGGGTGGTAAAGCCGCTCGTCGAAGTGACGCTGGACGACCTGCAGAACTGGTACACCTCTCTCGATGGTGCGGATGCGACCCGGCGCCGGAAGCTTGCTTCCGTGAAGTCGGGGCTCGCATTCGGTACGCGCGTTCGCCTGCTCCCGGTTGATGTTGGTGCGGCGCTTCGGCTCGAGAGGGAGCGCGACACGCTGAACGAGCGCATCCTCCTCGAGGAAGATGTGCTGCGGATGATCGACCGCGAGCAAAGTCCACGGAAGAGGGCATGCCTTCGTGTCCTCTATCTTCTGGGGCTTCGTATCTCCGAGATGTGCGCGCTGACCTGGCGGAATATGACTCGCCGGCAACAGGGAGGCATTGCCTCAGTTTTCGGGAAAGGCGGGAAAACCCGCAGCGTGCCGGTCCCGGCCAAGCTGTGGAAAGAGCTCATGGCGCTGAGAGTAGACAACCGGCCCGATACGCCAGTTGTCCCCGGCCATGATGGCGGCAAGCTGAGCTTGAGCGCGGCACATCGCCTCGTGAAGCGGGCCGCCGGGCGTGCCGGATTGCCAGACAGCGTTTCGGCGCACTGGCTCCGGCACGCCAATGCATCCCATGCGCTGGACAACGGCGCACCGGCTCACGTCGTGCAGGCCACCCTTGGCCACGCTTCGCTCGCCACCACGACGCGATACAGCCACGTCCGCGAGGGCGACGGGACCGGAAATTATCTGAAGGGCTGAACGTCGTCGCGGTTGGCGATGCGCCCTCATGAAACTGAGAGGCGCAATGGCTCGAGCCAAAACTTACCGCCCCGCTGATTTCGTGCCGACACAGGCCAATGTGTGGGCGCGGGCTGCGGACGGATATGATCGTATTGCCCGGACGGACCGTTTGCCGGGTAAACGCATCTGGGCGCAGGAAGAAGCGCAGCGCTGCCGGCGAATGGCGGCTCGTGAAGCGAAGGATATCGTCGCGTGAGCCATAATCCTGACGACTACATGACTGACTCCGCCGGTCGTCTCGTGCCTCGAAAGAACGTGCGCGCCGAGGACCTGCTTCAGGACGAGCTCGTGCGCAAGTTACACGAGCAGGCTGCGCAGCATCGTGAGGCGTTACGCTCCTTCCGGGAGACCTGCTTTGCCGATATTGCCAGTCTGCTCGATCTGCTGTCCGAGCAGTACGACGCGAAGAAGGGTGGTGCGAAAGGCAATCTTACGCTGTCCAGCTATGATGGCCGTCTTCGTGTCTCGATTTGCATCGGCGATGCAATCAGCTTCGGGCCAGAACTCCAGGTTGCGAAAGAGCTTATCGATAGCTGTCTAACGCGGTGGAGCGAGGGCGCGAACGACAATATCCGGGCGATTGTCATGGACGCGTTCGATGTTGGGAAAGAGGGACATCTCAGCGCAACGAAGATTCTGGCGTTGCGGCGGCTCTCGATCGACGATGATGAATGGAACCGCGCTATGCATGCGATCACCGCGTCCGTTAAGGTGGACGCGACGCGCAGCTATGTGCGGTTCCATGAGCGTGTAGGGCAGCGCGAGCCGTTCGTTCAGGTGCCTCTGGATATGGCCCGGGCTTAGAAGTGCCTAGTTCGATTAATTTGAATGCGCTGTTGTGTATAACTGCGCCCCGTAGGCAGTGGAGGCTAAACGTTCTATGCCAATGCTGTTGCTTGGTTTAGTGAAGATGTTGAGTGAAGTAAGATGCGATAGTGAAATCTCGATTTCATTGCGATAGATATTTGCTCCGCTTTCATGGCTTGCACTTTCGACAAACTTTATTATCCCATCGATATTGCAGTATTTGTTAGGCCCGACTGGCGAGGTGACACCATAGAGATACCGGAAGACAAGCAGATCGATTGGCTCAAACGAACGAAGAGTTTTTATGAATTCTCTGCGGAAGCCTCGGAGATGACCCGTTGCAGTCTTGGCCAATAGACAAGCCCAAATTTCTTGGAATTCCTTACGGTCATCGTCCATCGTTGCTTCGAGGATTGGCCTAGTGTTGGTCTCCGATATCTCGTCAGATGGGATCGTTGGTTGATCTCCAATCTTAGCCCGGGCCAGCGCCATCACTGCTTCACTGTTTGTTTCTCTCCGCTGCCTAGCCCGGCGGAGGGGGTCGCTGATCAAATAGTTGACAAGCTCCTTTGAGGCATCAGTCACTCCAGGTAACGCAAGCTGCGCCTGCCTCATGTCATTGAACATTTGTAGAATAAGATCTGCCGCCACGGCCATCACCTTCAGAACTGAGCCAAACCTGCATTGAAGCTTTGACACAGGATGTAACAGCGCGTTCTGACGCACAAGAGGTGATGGGTATGCAGGCAGGGGCTGAGCTGCTGACACAGCTCAAGCCGCGCAGCTCACACTGCGCACGGGAACCCCCGCCCTGACTCCCGAGGGAGCAGGGACATATTGGGCACCAAATGGTTAACAACTGGTTAACGCCTGCCGATCCGGCAGCGCCTGTCGCTCCCTATTTGGGCGGCAAACGTAATCTCGCACGAATCATCGTGCAGAAAATCTCCGCTATCGAGCACACGACTTATGTCGAGCCGTTTGTGGGAATGGGCGGTGTTTTCCTTCGCCGCCCATTCCGGGCAAAAGCCGAGGTCATCAACGACATCTCACGTGATGTCTCCAATCTGTTCCGCATATTGCAGCGGCACTATGTTGCCCTGATGGACCTCTTGCGGTTCCAGATCACAAGCCGATCGGAATTCGAACGTCTCGTCGCAGCGAAGGCTGAAACGTTAACAGATTTGGAGCGCGCAGCTCGCTTTCTTTACCTGCAACGACTGGCATTTGGCGGCAAAATTAGCGGACGCAATTTTGGCGTGGATGTCGCCCGGCCTGCACGTTTTGATGTCGCGAGGCTTGGACCATTGCTCGATGAGGTTCACCAGCGGTTATCGGGCGTCGTTGTCGAGTGTCTGCCGTTCGAGCGTGTCATCAGTGTCTACGATCGGCCGGGGACGCTCTTCTATCTCGATCCACCGTATTTCGGCTGCGAGAAAGACTACGGCCCGAACGTCTTCCATCGAGACGATTTCGAGCGACTTTCGGGGCTATTAGCTCAGATCAAAGGTCGCTTCCTGCTGTCGTTAAACGACCGGCCCGAGGTGCGGGCCATCTTTTCGCGTTTCACGATCGAGCCCGTTACCACGTCTTACGGTGTGGGGAAGGGCTCAACTGCGGCGCGTGAGCTCCTTATCTCTGGCCCGGAAAATTAACATGTATCACCACGTTCATATTGGCGGCGGTTTTGTTCTGCTTTCCGTTCTCAGTCTCTGCCTGCTCATTCTTGCTATCACGGCGCCCATCATGATTGGCGCCAGATCAAAGCGTAACTCTGCCGAGCGCATGCGTCGCCTTTCGGCGGAGATCGAGGAAAGCCGTGCACGGCGCGTAGAGCGCCGAGTGCGCTACGCCGAGGACTGTGCGGGTGGTGCGCAACTGACAGCTCATCGCGTCAATGTTTCCGGGCGACCTGGACAAACGGCCGCTTCCTCGCCGCGCGGCTTCGCTTCGCGTGCTGATGATATGGGAATGATGCGGCAAGCATCTCCGGTTGCACCTTCATCGCCTGTTGTCGTTCAGAGTGGTTCTTCGGCGACTGGTCTCGTTGAAGGTCTGGTTATCGGCGATCTATTGGGAAGCATGGGGCATGACCGAAGCGAAATCGTAACTGAACATACGATCGAAAGCGTTTCGCCATCGTGGGATCCAATACCGACAGGCGACAGCGGAGGGGGCTTCTTCAGTTTCGATAGTTCGCCCAGTTACGATTGTGGAGGCGGGAGTAGTTTCGACAGTGGTGGCTCATTCGATTGTAGCTTCTGACGGCTGCTGGTTTCATGCTGTCGATAAAGCTCGATACTTCTGCGATCAGAAAACAGATTTCTGATCTGCAGAAGCAGATTCCGTTTGCCACTTCATTGGCGCTGAACGATCTGGCCTTCCAAGCGATGCGGGCCGAGAATGATGCAATGTCGCGGATCTTCGATAATCCGCGGCCTTTCACGCAAAATTCGTCGCGTGTTCGAAAAGCCTCAAAGCGCAATCTGATTGCGATCGTTTCTCTCAAAGACGCTCAGGCGAAGTACTTGACGCCATATGAGAGTGGCGGACAGCATGAAACGCCAGGCAAGGGACTGCTCATTCCCGCTGATATCCGGTTGGATCAGTTCGGACAGTTGCCGAATGGACTCATCAAGCGGTTGGCGGAACGCAAGGATGTGTTCGTTGGCACTGTGCATGGCATTTCTGGCTTCTGGCTTCGTACTCCGAAGCTCAACGCGAACGGAAAGCCCAAGGGTGGTCGCCGTGGTGTCTTGAACGCCACAAGGCATCAGAATACTGGGCTGACGTTGCTTCTGCGTTTCGGTGATAACAAGCCGGTGACGAAGCGCATGCACTATCGAGATCGTGTCGCTGAGGTTGTGGCCAAGAATGGTCCTCGCGCCCTCGAATTGGCGATGAGAAAGGCGATTGCGACGGCGTTTCGCTGAAAAGTGCCGGATTTCTCGGGATTTTGCGAACCTGCGCGAAATCCACGAATGTGGAGCGTGAATACCCCCCCGGTCTTTGGGTCCTTCCTACCCCCCTGCCGTAACGCGGGGATTGCGCCAGCCCCAGTGTTCCCTAGCTACGAGTTGAAAAAAGATGTCCGCACCTGCCGCGACCGGCGTTTCGATCCGTGAATTCGCGCGGCTCGCCGGTTGCGATGATAAGCAGGTGCGTCGGGCCATTGAAAAGGGCAGAATCCAGCGCTTTTCTGATGGTTCTATCGATCCCGCGCAGGTCGATGGAGATTGGCGTCGAGCGACGCGAAGGGGCGCGGACAACCGTGCGGACAATTTGGTGAAACGCAGTGCGGACAAACCGAAAGTGTCCGCACCGGCGAAACGACGCAAAGTGTCCGCACCCGCGAAGGACGAAACTCCGGCGGAAGCGGCAGAGCGGATCGTTAAGGAAGCTGGCGGCGACCTCTTGCCGCTGAACGCAGCAATCTGTTTGAAGGAAAACTTCGCCGCGCGCCTCAAGCAACTCGAGTACGACCAGAAGGCTGGCAAGGTTGTCGATGTAGCATTGATCGCGAAGAAGGTCGGGGAAGAATATGCCCGGGTCCGGACACGGCTCCTTGCCATCCCAGCGGAGCAGGCTCCGACGCTCCACCGCTTCAAAACGGTGACGGAACTGCAGGACCGACTTTTGAACCTCATAATCCGCGCTCTGGAAGAACTGACAGCCGATGGAGATGCTGCTTCCTGAGACAGAATATGTCGCAGGATACGCGGAGTTCTGTCGTCAGCTTGTGAACGCTCGCAAGTTGAACCTCAAACCACCGCCGAAGCTGACGATCAGTCAGTGGGCCGCAGAATATGCCGTCTTGTCAAAGGAGACGAGCGCCCAGACGGGCAAGTTTGAAGCGTTTGCCTATCAGCCCGGTATTATGGACGCGATGTCAGACCCGGCGGTCGAACAGGTTTCGGTGATGAAGTCGGCCCGCGTCGGCTACACGAAAATTCTCGATCACGGAATCGGCTACTACCTCCATCAGGATCCGTCACCCATCCTCGTCGTGCAACCCCGCGTCGAAGATGCCGAGGACTACTCAAAGACTGAAATCGAGCCGATGTTGCGCGATACCCCGGTACTGTCGGAGATCGCGGGCAACCCGAAAGCAAAATCAACAGATCAGACGATCCTGAAGAAGACGATGCGCAACGGTGCATCGCTGACTCTGGTTGGTGCGAACAGTCCCGGCGGCTTTCGCCGTATTACCGTCCGCATTGTCATGTTCGACGAAGTGGACGGCTACCCTGTAGGCGGGGCGGGCACGGAAGGCGATCAGATCGCCTTGGGCGCCAAGCGATCGGAGACCTTCTGGAACCGTAAGGTCATTGCGGGGTCCACACCGACCGTCAAAGGGCTCAGCCGTATCGAGGCCCGATACGAAGAAGGCGACATGCGTCGCTTCTACGTGCCGTGTCCGCATTGCGGCGAGAAGCAGGTCCTGGAATGGGGCGGTAAGGAAACGCCGCATGGGATCAAATGGGACAAGGATGCCGCTGGGAATAATGTCCCAGAGACTGCGCACTACGTCTGCCGTCACAATGGCTGCATCATCGAAGAGGCCGATAAGCCCGAGATGGTCGAGGCAGGCGAGTGGATCGCGGAGAAGCCGTTCAAGGGTCACGCCTCGTTTCATATTTGGGCGGGGTATTCCCTGTTTCCTAATGCAGCATGGGGAAAGCTTGCGGCTGAATGGCTGCGGGTCAAGGACAAGCCGCTTGAGCGCCAGACGTTTGTTAATCTCGTCCTGGGGCTCCCTTACGAGGACCGCGGCGAAGGAGCTCTCAACGAGATCACCCTCGCCGCCCGGACCGAAGTATGGGCCGGTGAGGTTCCGGAAGGTGTTGCCATACTTACGGCCGGCGGCGACACGCAGGACGACCGCATCGAGCTTGAGATTGTCGGCTGGGGAAAAAACGAAGAACGTTGGTCGATCGCGCACCTGGTTTTTGAAGGTGATCCAGACGGGCCCGAGGTATGGGAACAGGTCGATTCTGCTTTGAAGCGGCAATGGTTCCGGGCGGACGGCCAGCCGTTCACAGTCAGTGCGGCATGCCTCGATTCTGGTGGTCATCATACCCAGAAGGTCTACGAGTTCTGTAAAGCGCGCCTCGGCCGCAAAATCTGGGCTATCAAGGGCGAGTCCGCTCGTGGTGGGGCGCGGTCTCCCGTATGGCCGAGCAAGCGCATCACTGCGCGCAACAAGTCCAAGTTTCGGCCAGTGATCATCGGCGTCAATGCAGCCAAGGACGTTATCCGCTCCCGGCTGCATCTGAAACCTGCCGACAACGGTGAGCCCCAACCTGGCTACATGCACTTTCCGTCGGATCGCGACGTAAACTATTTTGCTCAGCTCGTCGCAGAACGTTCCGTCCGGAAAAGCGAGAGGGGAAAAGTTTTTCGTGTCTGGGAAAAGCTTCCAGGACGGAACAATGAGGCTTTGGACCTTGCAGTCTACAGCTATGCGGCGCTCTGCGGCCTCTACCACATGGGCCTGAAGCTTAATGCGAAGGCGGACCAGATAGCGTCAGAGAGGCCAGATCCAGAGCAGGTCCGGCACGCGACTGCGCTGTCGATAGAAGGGAGCGGGCCGAACGACGATGTCGGTGCGAAGAATGGCCAGTCCTTGGTCGAAACCTCGACGCCAGCATCGCAGAAGCGCCGGTCTCGCTGGAGTTTTTAATGCCGAAGTCCATTTTCCCGGTGCCGCGTGGCACCTACGCCGGAATGACCGAACAGCAGGTTACTGATGCGCGCAATACCGCGCAGCAGCAACTGATCGGTCTCCTGTCTGGCACCAGACCGCAGAGCGCCGGATACACGCAGGGCGAGGGCGGTCGAAACGTCACGTTTGCCGGGGCATCCGAGGCCCAGCTCCGAAACATGCTTCGTGAATTGAATGCCCTGCTGGGCGTTGGGACGTCACGCCGCGCGATAAGGCCATATTTCCGATGAAGCAGGGCTTTTTCACTCGTATGCGCCAAGCCTTCTCGGGCAAGGCGCAAGCAAACGGTCATGTGCCGGCGACGCTGCCACCAAACTGGATGGGGGGCATGGGCGGCCCGTTCGCCTACGACGCAGCGAATATGTTCGGTGCGGAAACGGCGGACTGGAATCCGTGGCTTCGTTCCCCGGATGCGGAGATTAACATTGATCGCGACCGTATGGCAGCGCGGTCACGAGACCTTTTCCGCAATGACGGCTGGGCTCGGGGGAGTGTTACGCGCATCACGGATAACGTGGTGGGCGCGCAATTTCGCTTGGTTTCCAATCCGGATTATCGTGCGCTTCGTTTCCGACACGGATCGGCATTTGATGCCGTGTGGGCGAAAGAGTTCCGACAAGCCATGGAAGCCGAGTGGCGGATGTGGTCGGAAAACAGCCAGTTGTTTTGCGACGCGGCCCAGAAGCTTACCGTGACGCAGATGTTTCGACTGGCGTTCATGCATCAGATGAAAGACGGCGAAGCCCTCGCCGTTTTGCGCTGGATGCCGGAAAATATCGAGATGGGCGCAGATTATGCGACCACGCTGCAGCTGATCCATCCGGATCGCCTATCAAATCCCTTCCAGCAGATGGACACCCACAGTCTGCGCGGAGGGGTCGAGATCAACAATGATGGTGCCCCGATTGCGTATCACGTTCGGCAGGCTCATCAGTTTGACTATTTCGACGCCATCCAGAGCATGACGTGGGATCGTCTGCCACGGTTCACCCCATGGGGGCGACCGGTCGTCGTCCACTCCTACGATTTCGACGACGCCGGGCAGCATCGTGGCCTGAGTGCATTCATCCCCGTACTCAGCCGTTTCAAAATGCTGGCCAATTACGACAAGGCAGAACTGCAACAAGCTCTGATTCAGACGATTTTCGCGACCTTCATCCAGAGCCCGTATGACCCGGAAGACGTGGAAAACGCTCTCAGTGACGGGGAATTGTCTCAATATCAGAAAATGCGTCAGGAGTGGCATTCGGAGAATAAGCTCACCCTGGGCGGCGCGCGTATCCCGGTCATGCCACCTGGGGAAGAAGTCAAAACGGTTTCTGCCACGCGGCCCAACAGCGGGTTCGACGCATTCCAAGGGACGTTCTTACGAAACCTTGCGGCAGGAATCGGAACGTCTGCCGAGCAGCTGAGCATGGATTATAGCAAGACGAATTACAGTTCGTCCCGCTCCTCCATGCTGGAAATCTGGAAAACGATGCATCGTCGCCGCAACGATTTCGCGGTCAGCTTGGCGAATCCGATCTATTCCGGTTTTGCCGAAGAGGTATTTGACCAAAAGCGCGTTCCGTTGCCGCGTAATGCGCCTGACTTCCTGGATGGCAAAACCGCATACACGCGCTGCTCGTGGATCGGACCTGGCCGCGGATGGGTCGACCCGGTGTCCGAACGTCAGGGTGCCGTCATCGGTCTCGACGCCGGGTTCAACACTCTCGAACGTGAATGCGCCGAACAGGGACTGGATTACGAAGAGGTCCTCGATCAGCGCCAGGTTGAACGCCAGATGATGGCGGAGCGAAACCTTCCTTATCCCCAATGGGCCATGGGTTCCCCCATGAACCAGGCCACAAAGAAACCGGACGCCGAATGAGCAGGTTACCCCATCTCGCACAGCGTCTCTTCAATACGCCGATCGCGATCCAGCCTCAGAAGGCCGAGATCGTGGTGGCGGCATTGGCGGATCGACTGGGCGTTACCCACATGTTCCGTGACGGATCCATGCGCGCTCTGTCACAGTCGTCGATGCTTCTGGCTGACGAGGACCGCGCCCCTGATCGTGCCTACCAGGTCGTGGCTGGCGTCGCGATTATTCCTGTAACGGGAACGCTCGTTCAGAAACTCGGTACGCTTCGGCCGTTTTCGGGAATGACTGGCTATGACGGCATCCGCATCAACTTTCTTGCTGCGTTGAACGATCCCGATGTCGAAGCCATCGTGCTCGATATCGATAGCCCAGGCGGCGAAGTAGCAGGGTGCTTTGATCTTGCCGACGCTATTTACAGCGCGCGCGGGCAGAAGCCGATTCACGCGGTTCTGAACGAGAGCGCTTATAGCGCCGCGTATGCGATTGCGTCTGCTGCTGACCGAATCACTGTGCCGCGCACTGGCGGAACTGGGTCGATCGGCGTGATCTGCATGCATGTGGATCTGACGAAGGCGCTTTCCGAAAGCGGTGTCGTCGTTACCATGATCCGATACGGCGCCTATAAAGCCGAAGGATCCGAGTTTGAGGCCCTGTCGAAAGATGCGCTTGCTCGGATGCAGGCAGACATCGATGAGATGGGCGAACTGTTCTGCGACACGGTTGCGCGGAATCGCTCGATCAAAGCCTCAACTGTCCGTGGCTTTGAAGCCCGGACATTTCTCGGCGCTTCAGGCGTCGATGCGAAGCTCGCGGATGCCGTTGCGGCACCGGATGCAGCATTCGCCGAGCTGCTTGGCTCGCTCTGATTTGTTGCGGCATCGCCGCATTTCTCAAAAGGACATTCCATGGCACGCACCCGCGATGCTTTGCTGGGCTCGAGTGTGAGCTTTGCCCATCTGATCGGCACCGGCGCAAGAGCCGCTCGTCGCGCGAAGCGCGCCGAGGACCGGGACGACGATCAGGAAGATGACGATGCCCCTGGCGCTGACGACGATGACGACGGCACCGACGCGAAGAGCGCCAAGGGCAAGCGCGCGAAAGAGGGTGATGAAACCAGCGACGATGACGCTGATGATGATGGCAGTGACGATGAGCCCAAAAGCCGGAAAACGGCCAGGGGAAAGCGCGCTGACGACGACGGCGATGATGCTGACGACGATGACGCTGATGATGAAGAGGATCCGAAAGCGCGTGCCGCCCGCAAGCGCGAGCGCGCCCGCTGCGCCGCGATTTTCGGCAGCAAGTCGGCCGGCAAGCGGCCTGACCTTGCTGCGCATCTTGCGTTCAACACGAGCCTACCGCGTCGCGAAGCCGTCAGCTTGCTGAAGGCAGCTGCTGCTGGCGAAGAGCCAAAGAAAACCGGTCTGTCCGCGCGGATGGAATCCTTCGGAGACTTCCGTGTCTCGGGATCGGCACCTTCGCCGAACCGGCGGCAGGCTGTCACCAGCTCCTGGGACGCTGCGGCGGCCAGCGCCGGCATCAAAACGCGCCGGTAATTTCATCTGACAGCAAAAGGATCTGACGATGGTCAGCCCTGTTCTGAACGAACATTTTTATACTGGCGCGTTCCTCGTCCGCGAAGCCAATGGCTTTCTGTCGCGCGACGAAGGCGTCCTGGTCAACGAGACATCTGCACCGATCTCCTTTGAAGGTGGTTTGATTCTCAGCTCTGCGACCTCCGTCACCGGTGAGTTTACCTTCAATGAAGGCAACACGGGCAACGGGACGATCGGCGCGATCTCTGTCGCAACCGGGACGGCGCCAGCCAATTATAGCATCGAATTTACCGATGCGACCGACTTCACCGTCACGGCGCCCGATGGGAGTGTCATCGGCACTGGCACGGCCGGGACAGCGTTTTCGGGCGGCGGCCTTGGGTTTACGGTGACGGCAGGCAGCACGCCTTTTGTCGCGGGTGACGGCTTCACCATTGTCGTCGTGGCGACGAGCGAGCCACAGTATGTGCCCTATACCGGTGCTGCAAACGCGGTGGGAGTCTTGTTCAATCGCCGGATCGTTGAAGCCGAAAGCGCCAGCAAGGTGACGGTAATCTCCCGCATGGCCGAGGTGAACGGCGCCGAACTGGAATGGGACGCCTCTGTGGAGGCCGCGGCGAATGCCGCGACGTTGCAGGCGCAGGCGCTTGCTCAGCTCAAGGCGCAGGGCATCGTCGCCCGCTAATCCCGTTGCCGCTTAGCGGTCAAGGATTTCCATAATAATTGGTCACCCGCCCACCTTCTTAGTGTGGCGGGCGTCGCACTGTACGCCCCAGGACGAACATGAGCGTTTTAGACGTATTCAATCAGGACCCTTTCACGAGCATGGAACTCACCACGTTCGTGGACCGGGTGCCGTTCCAGCCGACCGGCATCGGCGATCTTAATATCTTTGAGGATAAGCCGATCCGCACGACCGCGCTGATGGTCGAGGAACGTAACCAGAAGCTCGTCGTGATTCCGACCAGCGCACGTGGTTCGGCGGCAACCGAGCGTCAGACCGAGAAGCGCACAGCGCGTTACTTCGAAACTCCCCGCCTGTCGCATGGTGATACCATTTACGCGACTGAGCTCCAGAACGTGCGTCAGTTTGGCGAACAGTCTGTGCTGATGCAGGTGCAGACTGAAGTTGCGCGCCGACTTGCAGGACCGACCGGCCTGACCTCCAATATGGAATATACCTGGGAGCTGCATCGCCTATCGGCGATTCAGGGCCAGCTCCTCGATGCCGATGGCTCAGTGCTTTTCGACTGGTTTGATGAATTCGGCATCAAGCGGCCGACCGAAATTGGTTTCAACCTGAGTGCAGCAACGCCCAAGGACGGTGCGCTTCGTATCCTCATCAACCAGAAGGTCGTGCGTCCCATGATGCGGGCGGCGCAGGGCGCCTGGACGCCGTCCACGAAGATCTACGCCATGTGTGGCGATGAATTCTGGGACGCGTTGATTACTCACCCGGATGTGTTGAAAACATACTTCAACTGGGAAGCTGCCAAAGAACTTCGCAAGGGAACGGCCTTCGAAGCCATGGATTTCGGCGGCGTGAGCTGGTTCAACTATCGCGGTTCAAACGATAATTCGACTATCGCCGTGCCGACAGACAAGGCGAAGTTCTTCCCGGTTAATGCGCCTGGCGTCTTCCAGCGGGCACTGGCACCGGGCGAATCCGTTGAATGGGTCAATACGCCGGGCAAGCCGATGTATGTGATCCCGATTTTCGATCGTGATCGCAATTTCTGGTGGCGCCAGGAAGTCTATTCCTACCCGCTGCACATTTGCACACGACCGGAAATCCTCCAATCCGGCCGCCTGGGGAGCTGATTCGATGCCATTGGATTGGGACAAACTCGTCATTGGACCCTGTCAGCAGATTTTCAGTGACGATCCGATCCAATGGCAGTCATCGCTCTTGGGAGGTCTGATTCCCATCAGCGGAATCTTCGATGAAGGGTTTCTGGCGCTTCAGCCTCTTGGTGGGGAGGAAGACGGGCTGACCCCCGTACACGTATCCAGTGCCAAGCCTATTGTTGGCATACAGCTGTCGCAGTTCGTCCAATACGGCGTTGAACCGCAACAGGGCGATATTCTGATTATCAGAAAGCAAACCTACCGGATTCAGGAGGTGCGGTCTGATAGCCATGGTTCAGCAACGCTCATCCTGAACGATGCGGAAAGAGAAAATGACCCTTTACCGTTCGGACCTCCGCGAAATGGCGGCGCAGGCTTTGCGGGACGCTGACACGCTCGCCGGTGAGAATGTCTTTACCGCCCGGTCCTGGCCAGTGACCCCTGCCGCCCTCCCCACTATTCAACTTCAGGTTCCTGAAGATGACGGCGAGAGTATGGGGCGCTCTGCGCAAGGCTTCACTCGCGTTGCAAATCTTGCCATTCGAGCCAAGGTTCTTGGCGGAACGCCTGAGAAAGCAGAACTGACCGCTGAGGTAATTGGCGAGCAGATCGAAATGGCGCTGATGTGCAGCGCGGCTCTTCAAGAGGCGATTCAGCAGGTCACGCATCTTCGATCGAGCCTCGTTATTGATAGCTCGGGCAGGAATCATATCGCTGAGCTCAGGATCCTGATGGGCCTGGAATATTCCGAGTATTTTCCGCCTCCAGGCACACCGCTGGCCGAGATCAAGGGCCAGATGCAGGCCGAGGGCAATCCCGATTTCGCCGATATGGCGGTCCCATTTCCACAGAATTGAGGTTTTCCATGTTGGTGAAACCGGCACTGGGCCGCGCTGTGCGCTGGCCCGGCACGCGGCGTTTGCTCGCCGAGAGCGGGCAGGACGTTCCTGAAACGAGTTTCTGGCTTCTGGCCCTGCACAATGGCGATGTCGAGAAGGTCGATCCTTCTCCCGTCAAGGCGGTGTCGCCTCCTATCGAGACGCATGAGGTGTCGGCATGAGCGGGACCATCACAGTGCCGGGCTATAACGCTGCCAATCGGGTTCCCGGCTTCTATTTCGCGCTCGACAACTCCAAGGCCAACACAGCTTCGGCAGCGCGGCGCGTGCTGATCGTCGGGCAGCAGCTGGCAGGCGCATCGGCCGTGGCCGGTGTGGCGACGCTGTCGAACGGGCCGAGCGACGCGATCGCCAAATACGGCGCGGGTTCGCAGTGCGCCCGGATGGTGGCGCGCTATCGCAAGCTCGACAGCTTCGGCGAAGTCTGGGTCCTGCCTTTGGCCGACGACCCGAGTGCCGTTGGTGCGACGGGCAGCTTCACGATCTCCGGGACTGCGTCGGCCTCCGGTACGCTGCCACTGTATGTCGGCGATCAGCTGATCTCCACGCTGGTGACGGCGGGCGATACGGCGGCCACGATCGCGGCCAACGTTGTTGCAGCAGCTGCCGGCGTGACGAACATGCCGGTCTCGATCGCGATCGATGGCGCGCAGAGTGCCAAGATCGATGTGACGGCGCTCAACAAGGGTATGTCGGGGAACGATATCGCGCTCGGTGTCGCGCTGCTCGGCACGCCGGGTGGCCAGTCCGTCCCGGCAGGTGTGTCGGTGACGATTGGCGCCATGTCCGGTGGCACGACCAATCCGACGAACGTCGCCTCGGTCCTGTCGACGCTCGGCAACCGCGTCTATGACCTGTTCATCCATCCCTACACGGATGCGGGCAGCCTCAGCGCCCTCAAGAGCCTGTTCGATAATGACACGGGTCGCTGGTCGCCGATGCAGCAGCTCTATGGTCACGGGATCACCGCGTATCGCGGCACCTATGGGCAGGCAACGGCGTTCGGTCTGACACAGAACGATCCGCATCAGACGATCATGCCGATCTCTGACAGTCCGAACGCGCCGATGGACTGGGCAGCGGAAATCGGTGCGCAGGTTGCCGTGTCGATGCGTAACAACCCGGCGCTGCCGATCAGTGGTATTCCGCTGACCGTCATGGCGCCATCCGACGCGGGGCGCCTTACCTTCGATCAGCGATCCAGCCTGCTGTATGACGGGATGTCGACGCACACGGTCGCCGATGACGGTACAGTATATATAGAGCGGCTGCTGACGACATATCAGCAGAATGCCGAGGGACAGCCGGACAACAGCTATCTCGATATCGAGACGCTGCTGCAGGCGGAAGTCTGCCTGCAGGATATGAGCAGCTTCCTTGCACAGCAGGTGGGCGGTTCGATCCTGGTGGCGGACGGCACCAAGATCCCGGCCGGTGTGAAGGCGACCACGGCCCAGCTGATCGGCAAGCTCTGTGCGTCGCGCTATCGCTGGCAGGCGTCGCAGCTGTGGGTGCAGAACGCTGACACCTTCGCGGCGAACATCGTCGCGCAGAATATCGGCGGTGGCGTGGTCAAGTTGCTGATGCCCTACGACTTCGCCAATCAGCTCTGGGTCATCGCGGGCAACGCCCAATTCGTGAAATCGTAAGGAGGGGACCGTGTCCGGATCCGTTTATCGCGGGCCCCTCGCGGGCACCGCGACCTGCACCATCAATGGCGAGCCGTGGAGCATCGTCAGCGAATGCCAGTATCAGCCTTCGGGCGATGTCAACGAGACCCTGAAAGGGCAATCGGCGGTTGAAGGCTTCTCGGTCATGCCGCAGCAGGGCTTCGTCCAGATGACCCTGCGTGACCGGCGCGATCGCGACGTTTCGGCGTTTCAGGGCGCGTCGGGGCTGACCATCGTGATCGTCCAGGCCAATGGCAAGGTCGTCACCTGCACCAATGGGTGGCAGACCGAGGCGATCAATCTCAACACGCAGGAAGGCACGTTCGAGCTGCATGTCGAAAGCGACAGCGTGACCGTGGATGTGGTGTCCTGATGACCCAGCCGACTGATCAGGAACTGCTGGCGGCGCTGTCGCCGGTCGATGACGAGGTGAAGGAGGGCGTCGAGGAAGGCGTCTTCGTTCCCCCGAAACCGATCGAGACGAAGACGGGCCAGTTCACTGAACTTCGGCTGCATGAGCCGAGCGTCTTCGCCTTTCTTTGCGCAACGCAGGTGATCGGCAAGCGGGCGACACTCGAATCGGTCTACGATTCGCAGATCGATCTCGTGGCACGCGTCGCCGGCTGGCCCAAGACGGGGATTGAGCAGCTTGGATCCCGCCAGCTCGACGAAGCGATCGAATACGTCGTGAAATTCGAGCGTGACGCGCGCCGGGATCTGGACGAGACGCCGGATTTCTCCGAGCAGCTCATCCTGTCCTTCGATCCCCCGATCGATGGTGGTGGTCGGCAGCACGGCGAGATGATGCTGCGTGAGCCCGTCGTAGCGGAACGTCGCCGTTTCAAGGTGATTGAGGCCAAGATGACGGCCGAGGCCTCGTTCCGGGCCGAGATCAAGCTTGTCGAAGACGTGAGCGGCTGGCACCCGGCAGCGGTCATGCGACTGCCCATCAGCAAATTCGTCAAGGCGGCCGACTATCTCACCGGTTTTTTTACCTCTGGCCAGGCGATTGGGAGCAGCTCCCGGCTGACCTGAGCCAGATCTTCACCGGCTGGACGCGCGGCGACCAGGAAAGTCTGTCCGGCACGGCCATGATGGCGGCGGTCGCAGACGCACGCCGGATCGTCGAGCAGCGGCAGAAGGAAGCAAGGCGTGGGAACCGGCGTTAAGGTCGCGATCAGCGCGAAGGATCAAGCCAGCTCTGCGCTGGAAAGGATCAATACGCGCATCGCGCGGCTGCAGGAACCTGTCAGGCGGGCGCAGGCAGCGATGTCGCGTTTCGGCTCTCTGACCGGGCTCAATCGCCTCAGTGACGGCTTCTCGCGCGTCACACGCTCGGCGATGGGTTCGTATCGGGCGATTGGTCAGATCATTCCCGCGCTAAGCGCGATCACCAGCGTCGCCAGTATTGCCGGCGTTTTCAGCATGGCCCGTGCCTGGGGGCAGATGGGCACGAACCTGCGGACGTCGGCGCGTGCGATTGGCATGTCGCCTGCACGTCTGAAGTCGCTGCAGAACGCGACAGATCTGGCGGGTGGATCGGCCGAGGCAATGTCCGGCGCCCTGCAAGGCTTGTCGGAAACGCGGTGGCGGGCCGTCAACGGATACGCTCCAGAGGCGGTTGCGCAATTTAACGCGCTGGGCATCAGTCTTCAGGATCTGCACAAGCTGGCGCCTGAGCAGATGTTTGATCGAATTGCCAAGAAGCTGAGGGCTATCCGCGACCCGGCGGCTCGCACGATCGCGGCGACGCAGATTTTTGGCGGCGCGGCGCAGGGCTTGCTGCCGATCTTCCAGCAGACTGAGAAGGAATGGCTGGCGAACGTCGCGGCCGGCGAGAAAAACGCCGGGATGACGGACAAGAACGTCGAGGCGGCGGCCAATGCCGAGCGTTCATATCGAAGCCTGACGCAAGCGGCCGAGGGATTTCGAAACGAACTGGCTGAGGCGCTGAGCCCCGCCATTCTCCCCGTCATCCAGATGATGCGAGACTGGGTCGTTGCCAACCGAGACTGGATCAACACCAGTATCGCTCGGCATGTCCGCCAGCTTACGACCTGGCTGAAGAACGGCGGCTGGGCTGAGATCAAGAAAGATATCTTTGCCGTCGGAGACGCGCTTTTGCGCGTGCTTCATTTCATCGAGCGGCTGGACGATTCGCCTGCCTTCCGTCGGATATTAGGCGGTGGTGCCCCTGGGGCGGGTTCCTCTGAGTCTACCACGAGCTGGGGCGAATTTTTCGGCGGAACGGGCGCCATGCAGGGTGTGGGTGGCCCGTTGAATGCGCTGTATGAGCGCCGTCAACGCGCGCGCCTCGCCCAATTGCAGCTCGACCTTCGCGGCCCGCATTCTTCCGGCCCGTTGGGAAGCATCCGCAATTCCCACCTGCGTTCCGATCCGATTTTCTATCGAGACTATCAGTCTTTGAGGAAGCTGGGTCTGACGCCGGCACAGGCCTCCGGCATGGTGGCGAGTGAATATGCGGAAAGCGCCGGCAATGAGCGCGCCGTCAATGGCTCGCATTATGGTCTGTTCCAGTGGGATACTGAGCGTCAGGGCGATTACGCCGCGATGAACGGCGGCCGCAGCATTCTCGATGCGACGCATGACCAGCAGCTCAAATTCGCGGTCGATGAGCTCCGGACAACCCGTGGGGGTGCCGGGCGTCGCGTCCTGTCGGCGACAACGGCAGCCGATGCAGGACACGATTTCGCCTACTACGATGAGGTTCCCTACACCGACGAGGCGCGGCGGGAAGCCGAGTCGCAGCGCAGGGCGACCATTGCCAACCAGTTTTACGAGCGATTTGGCAATAACGATCGCTACGGCAGCAACTGGTTCGCCCGCGATCTCCATCAGGGTCTGTATGACCTCAAGGATATGGTTGGTGGTGGCCCGCAGAAACTGCGGGTCGAGGTTGCGCACACGAACGCACCGCCCGGTTCGTCCGTGCGCGTCACCGGCACCAGTTCTGGTCTGACGGTGCATAGCGTCAGTCAGCAGCGCGCCATGGATCCGATCAACACCGCCACAGGGAACTGAGCATGTCCGGAACGTTGACCCGCACGGCCGCTGAGTTCCTGCAGTGCTCGTTCCGAGGCGTCCCGTTCGCGGTGGTCGGTGGCGGCGGCTCGAACGGTCGGCGCCTGGCGTCGCATACCTACCCCTATCGGGACGGGATAGAGGTCGAGGACCTCGGCAAGGCCGCACGCTCATATCGAATCGCTGGCTTCGTGGTCGGTCCGTTCGCTTACGCGCAGCGTGACCTGCTGGTGACGGCAGCCGAGACGAAAGGCTCGGGCCTGCTGATGCATCCGACGATCGGTGTCGTGCAGGCGCATTGCGTTCGGTTCGAGTGGCGCGAGCGCGACGGTGTGAAGAACGTCGTCGATCTCGACTTCGAGTTCGTCGAAAAGACGAACTACCTCAGCAACATGATCCTCACGTCGCTGCATGCGGCGATCGGCGTCGCGGCGCTGGCGATGTCCGTTGCGGCGGCGTCCGATTATGCCTCGAATACCAGCGCATCGTTTGCCGAGGGAAGTTCGGTCAATCGGGCGGCGGTCGCCGTGGCATCCGGATGGTCGACCTCTGCGACGCAAGCAGCGAATTCGCCTCAGGCGTTGTCGTCTGCGGCATCGGTCTTGCCGGGTAACAACGGACGATACGCTGCCGGAAATGGTGGTCTGACGGATCCGAATGCGACGGAAGCATCTGTGATCGATGAGCTGACGGCCGATCGGGCGACGATTGCAGCGGCCGTTTCCAATGTGGCGGCTGCGAACGGCGCCTCGGAGATCGCCGCGGCGGTCTTCGCGCTGACGGAAGCGGTCCGGGCATCCCTCGCGGATCCGGGCGCGCAGATCGCCTTGTTGCTGCCGATGGTCGCTTGTGCGCCGGTCGTCACGACGTCCAGCGCGCCGATCGGTGCAGCGATCGCCACGGTTCAGACAGCCACGGCTGCACTGTGTCGTCAGGCGGCGCTGTATTCGATCGCGCAGGCCTGCTCGGACTGGACGCCGGCATCGTCGGACGACGCTCAGGCACTGTCCGCGCAGGTGGCGGCCCTGTTCGATGCGGAAGCAACGATCGCAGCGGATGCGGGCGACGATGCAACGTGGCAGGCGATGCGCGATTTGCAGGCGCAGGTGACGCAGGATCTTGCGAACCGGGCGGCGCGTCTGCCCGACATCGTGACGATCACGCGCAACGCGCCGCTGCCTGCCCTTCTGCTGGCGCAGCAGCTTTACGCCGATGCGACGCGCAGCGACGAGCTGATCCAGCGCGCCGATCCGATCCATCCGGCGTTCATGCCGACAGAATTCAAGGCATTGTCATCGTGAGTGGATTTATCAGCGAGCTGAAAAGCATTCTGGGCTGGGATGCCGCCACGTCGGAAGTCGCCTCGATCAAGGTGGGCGGCCAGATCATCAGCGGATGGACGTCGGTCGTGATCCGCTGTGGCGTGGACATCATGCCCTGGACAGCAGATTTCGGCATGACGTCGTATCAGCCAGCAGACGGCACGACCGTCGATATCACGTCGGGCGCGGACTGCGCGGTCTATATCGGCACGACGCTGGTGCTGACCGGCTATGTCGTGACCGTGGTCGAGGACCTCGACGGCGATAACCATACTCTCCAGATCTCGGTCGCCTCTAAGAGCATCGATCTTGTTGATTGCGCGGCCGAGTTCTCGACCTATCAGATGAACGGCACGAACGCTCTTGCGATCGCCCAGCGGGTCAGCGCGTTTGCCGGGATCAATGTCGCGTCGATCAACGGCGCGGGCAATATCGATGTCCAGCAGTTCTCGATCATCCTGACGGAAACAGCCTACGAGGTCATCGAACGCTTGAGCCGCCTTGCGGGTGTGCTCTTCTATGACCAGCCGGACGGCAGCATCGCCCTTTCGGGGGTCGGTAGCTCCCGATCGGCCTCCGGCTTCCAGATCGGGCGGAATGTCGAACGGTTCACGCGCGTGGACAGCCAGGCTGGGCGTTACTCCGACGTGACGGCCATCCTGGCCACCACCATCATGCTGTTCACGAAACCCGGCGACCAGGGTTATGTCGATCAGATGAAGGCGCTGACGGCCGGGCCGGTTGCAAAGGATCCCGGCGTCACGCGACCGCGTCACATGCTGATCCCGGTCGAGCTCGGCGATCCAGGTCTGTCGCTGCCGATCACCACGAAGCGAGTGCAGTGGGAAGTGGCGCGGCGTTACGGTCGGTCGCAGCCCGTCAATGTGACGTGCGACAGCTGGCGCGACACGGAAGGCAAGCTTTGGCAGCCGAACATGGTGGCCCCTGTCACCACGCGCTCCGGGCGTTCGGTCGATCTTGTCATTGGCGAGCTGACTTTCCGTCAGGATGACAACGGCACGCACGCAGACGCTGTGCTGATGCCGAAGGAAGCCTTCCTGCCGGAACCGATAATCCTGCCGTTCCAGCAGAATGAGGGCATTGCCGCGCTCAGCAGTTAGGATTTTCCATGTCCATGGTCATGACGCGCCTGGCGCGGCGCATTTCGATGGCGCTCGGCATCGGGCGCCAGACGGCGGACACGAACGAATCCACTAGCACACCGACCGTGCAGGTCGCCCTGAATGGCGGTGAGCTGCGGTCAGATGTGCCGATGGTGCAGCTCTACGGCTTTGCCAGCCGATCGGTGCCGGGTTCGGATGTCATCGTCGTCTTCCAGGACGGTGACCGCTCGCGTGGCGTGGCGGTCGCAACCGGCGATCAGCGCAACCGGCCGACAGATCTCCAGCCGGGCGAGGTCTGCGTGTTTCATCCGCAAACCGGCAGCCGGATCTGGATGAAAGCAGACGGCTCCATTGCGATCGTGCCGCATAACGGACAGGCGCTGCTGGACGGCACCCTGACCGTCACGAAGGACGTCATTGCGAACGGTGTTTCGCTCGTGAACCATCTGACCAGCGACGTGCAGCCGGGATCCGGCCAGTCTGGACCGCCCGTCGCCACCTGAACGGAACATCATGGATATCGCGATTACTTGGAACGTGCGCGAGTGTCGCGGCGACTGGTCCATCGTGTCGAGCGATCTGGCGCTGGATAATCCGTTGCGTACGGCAGTCATGGTCAGCTTGTTCACGGATCGCGTAGCGCCCGAGCAGCCATCATCCGGCGATCAGGCGGTTGGCATCGCGGCGCCGGGCAATGCGGCCAACAGCGGGATGAGCGATCGGCGAGGGTGGTGGGGTGATGCTTACGCGGATCTGCCGATTGGCTCGCGTCTCTGGCAGCTGCGCCGCGCGATCAAATCCGGGGATCACGCCATTCCATTAGAACTCGAAGCGATCTGCCGCGAGGCCCTGCAATGGCTGATCGATGACGGCGTGGCCAGCGGGGTGACCGTGAATGCGGCATGGAGCGCGCTCAGCAGCAGCACTGTCGAGTTTGCCGTGACGATCGCCGAGCCGACCGGCTCGACACAGACATTCTATTATTCCTGGGCTTGGGAGGGCCTGACCTGAATGGCCTACCAGCGTCCGACTCTCGCCCAGCTGCGGCAGCAGGCCCTGCAGGACGTGCTCAACGGTGGCATCCCGAATGTGGTCGCCGTGTTGCGCTTCTCGGTTCTCTACGTGTTGTGCATGGTTTTGGCTGGGCTGGCGAACCTGCATTATGGCTACCTCGACTGGATTGCCAGGCAGGCGGTGCCGTGGACAGCCACCGGTATATTCCTTGAGGGATGGGCGGCTCTCAAGGGAAAGACTCGCCAGGCCGCCACGGCGGCCAGCGGATCCGTGACATTCGTCGCCAGCGGGACGGATGTCATTCCGCCCGGCACGACAGTCCAGATCACCGGGGGGCTGTCCGCGACCACGACCGCCGACAGCGTCACGGCAAACGGCAGCACTGTTGCCGCCTGCACGATGGGCGCGACAGGCGCGGCCGGTAATCTTGCGGTCGGCGCTGTGGCCACGCTGGGTAGCCCCGTGCCGGGTGTGCAGAGCGTGGGCGTCGTCAGCGCGCCGTTTACCGGCGGCGCCGATATCGAAACGGACGACAGCCTGCGCAACCGGATGCTGGATGCCTTTGCGGAAGGCGGACAGAACGGGGCGGCGGACGACTATGAGGGATGGGCTCTCGATGTCCCCGGCGTGACGCGTGTCTGGGTCAATCCGCTCGGATTCGGTGCGGGAACGGTCGTTGTCTATATCATGCTCGATAATGCCGAAGCCGCCAATGGCGGGTTCCCACAAGGAACAGACGGCACCGCGAGCAAGGACCCGCGCTATGTGACGGCATCAGGCGACCAGCTTACGGTCGCCGATGCGATCTACGCCGTGCGTCCGGTCACGGCACTCGTCATTGTCTGTGCGCCGGTCGCCCAGCCGGTCAACTTCACGATCTCCAGTCTCGGCAGCAACAATACATCGGCGACGCAAGCCCTGATTACTGACGCACTGGCGGACATGTTTACGCGGTTGTCATCACCTGGAGGGACGATCTACCCCAATCAGTGGAACGAGGCGATTGCGGCGCTTGGCTTGTCGCAGTTCAATGTGTCTTCGCCATCAGGGCCGGTTACTGGCGTGAACGCGGGCGCCATGCCTACGCTCGGCACTGTCCAGTGTTCGGCGTAGCGCGTGAGCAATATCACGTTCTCGGCGGAGGCGTTCCGTCAGGCGTTGCTGCGGTTGCTGCCCTCCGGCGCAATCTGGTCGCGCGATCCCGATGCCCTGCCGAGCCGGCTTGCCGGCGTCTGGGGCAGGACCTTCTTTCGTAATGGCGCGCGTGCCGCCAACCTCCTGACCGACGCTTTCCCGGCGACTGCCGTGGAGCTGTTGCCGGAATGGGAGGCTTCTCTCGGCCTGCCTGATCCGTGCGCGGGCACCGATCCAACGATCGCATCGCGTCAACGCCAGGTCGTCACGCGGCTGACCGACAGTGGCGGTTCCTCGATCGCCTATTTCACGGCTTTCGCGGCATCGCTGGGCTACGACATCACGATCACCGAATTCGTGCCGGCGCGTGTCGACATCATGACGGTCGAGGAACCGCTCTACGACGAATCGTGGGCGTATGCCTGGCAGGTCAATGCCCCGGCGAGCGTGGTCAGCTATTTCGAAGTCGATCAGTCCTATGTCGAAGAGCCGCTCGCCAGCTGGGGCAGCTCCGCGCTGGAGTGCGAGCTCCGTGCGCGTGTGCCTGCGCACACCATCATCATCTTTTCGTATTCGGGCCAAGGGGCCGTCGGCATCTGGGATGCCGGGATTTGGGGCAGGGACAGCTGGGGATGACACTTGCTGTAGGACAGCCGATCGAACTGTCGGACGTGCAGAGCCTGGTCAACGGCCGGCTGTCGCCGACGGGCGTGGGCTCGGGGCTGCTGTTCACCGTCACCGGCGCGCCATCGGCGGCGACCGGCTACGAGATCGTCGCCGACGAGCATCTGATGCGCGCCTATGGCGCCACCTTCGACGGCAGCCACGACGATTCCGGGGCCATTCAGGCGATCATCAACGCGTCCCGCACGCTGACACCGGCGCCGATCGCGCTGCCGACCATCCTGTTCCGGTTTCCGGCATGCGGCAGCCTGATCGCCAACCGGATCACCAGCGGCGCGCATAACATCTCGATCACCGGGGCCGGGCAGCAGAACACCGTTCTGGAAATGATTTCGGGCGGTGCCGGCGGATGGCAACATGGCACACAGTCGGCACCGGCAACCGGCTATTTCCAGTTCTCCAATGCGATGCTGCAGGACGGCAATCCGCATGGTTCGGGCTCTATCGGTATCGAGATCAACGCCGCGCCGAGCAACTTTCCGAATTGCCTGACCACCACGGATTTCACGCTGTTCAAGTGGGCACGCCCGATGGTCGTGCGTAACGTGCCGCGAGGATGGGAGTGCCGAAACGGCTGTTTCTTCGGCCCGGATTACTCCGTCCAGCAGTATGGTGCGATCGACGTCGTCAGCAACAACACCGGGCATGGCTGCTTCAGCTACACCTTCGCCAACGTCATGACCGTCAACTACTTCTGGGGGTGGCGTTACAATGTGGCGTGGCAGCTGGAAGGGCAGGTCTTCTATTCCTGCCGTTCCTATTCCGGATGGGGCATGGTGCAGGCGAATGTCAGTCCGTCAGCTCTGGGGTCGGACATCGCGGATTACCAGTCGCCGCTATGGTACTTCACCGATTGTGACTGGCAGGGCTACGGCTACGGCTACGATCTGAAGAACGTGCGCAACGTCCGCATCCGCGGCGGCTATCTGATCAGCAATGCGCTGGACAACACCAGTGGCTCGGTCCTTCCGCCTGCGCCGGGCGACACGACGAACACGCCACGCACACGTCGTGCCTATGTATCGCTGATCGACTGCGCCGATGTCGTCAGCGACGGCCTGTGCTGCGATTTTTCCGACGCCAACGGCGGCGACACGTCAATCTTCTATACCGACAACAAGACGAATGGCGCCCGGTTTCGCGGGACGTCGTTTCTTGCCGCGACGAATCCCTACACTGCCTTCGAATACCAGGCAGGGGGCACCAGCAATCGGGCAGGCGATTTCGATTCCGTCTTCCTGCTCTGGCCTTCGGGTGTCCAGCGGGTGCAGGACGGCAGCAACAACCAGATGGTCCAGTCGTTGCTGCGGCCGCTTGCCGGACAAGGAATTCACGCGGACGTTAATGAAAACGGCACGATGACCGTTGCCACGGTGGCCATGAACCAGGTCATCGACAGCAACGGCAATATTGCTGTGCCCTTCCCGACGCGTTCGAACGGTGCGCCGTTTTTCCAGAGTCCCTCGGGCCCGACCGTCACGCACGATCAGCAGAACGCGCTCGTGCAGGTCGGTTACGGCTCGCAGGTGTCGGTCACCAATACCGGATTCGTGCTGAACTTCGGCAAGTCGTCGGCCGGGACCCAAATGAATATTCCCTACATCGCAAAAGGTGAATGATGGCGCTTGAAAAGAACGTCACGGACCCGGTCACGGGCGTCAGCGCCAGCTACTGGGCGATCCGTGAGGACAAGATCATGGGGGCACCGGTCAACCGGCGTCAGGTCTGGCTGGGCGGCTATGACGGATCCGCGGCGGTGGGCATCAGCCCCGCGCGTCTGAACCTCTGGTTTCAGTTCGCGGCGTCCGATCTCGGTGTGTCCGACGTCTCGGAGGCCAGCTGGGCCCAGATTTATGCCGCGATCCTCGCCCTCGCCAATGCGGCGTCCGACAACGCCGTCAGCCTCGATGTCAGCGCCCTTGCGGGCGCGCAGACCGTATAAGGAGCCCGTTCTCATGGGACTGCTCAAAGATGTCTCGGTGACCAATGGGACGCGTCGGCGCCTCCAGCGGGCAGACACGGCCCCGCCGCCTTTCCCGACAGCGACCTACTGGCGCATCCACGCCGTCACGGTCGAGCATGGCACCACGCCGCGCGTGTCGATCGCCATGTCCGGCTACACGGACAAGGAGGCCAGCGATCGTGGTGACCCATGGTGCGCCGGCCGCAAATTCATGTTTTCCGCGGAGGATCTTGGGCAGGCGGATCTGCATACGCTCAGCACGGCGGTGCTCTATCGCGCCATCGTTCGCAAAATCAACGCCGCGCCGGAGGGCGACATGACGCCGGCTGTGGCACGTGATGCGCTGTTCGGCGCGACGGCGGCATAAGGAGAGCGCTTCATGTTCCTCAATGACGAACCGAGCAGTGTTGCCGACATGCCGGCGATGCCGGCGGCAACCGGCAATACGCCCGGCTGGTTCACGGGCGGCAACCCTGCCTCCGGACAGGGGCCATCGCTTGTCCGATTCTGGCACGTCAATCAGCTCTTCGCGGAATTCAAGGCGTTTCTCGATGCGGCCGGGATTGCGCCGCAGAAAGGCGCTCTCAATCAGGTTCTGACGGCGTGTCAGCAGATGTTCGCACCGGCCAGCGCCGTTCAGGGGCGCCTCCTGCGTACGCAGATCTTCAACGGCGGAACCGGCTTCGTGTCTCTCCTTTCGACGACGCGTCTGATCCGCCTGTCCATGGCGGCTGGTGGTGGTGCCGGCGGCGGCGTGGACGCCAGTCAGAGCAATGGTGCCTGCGCTGGCTCGGCGGGTGCAGCCGGTGCGGAGATCGTGGCCGATATCCTGGTATCGGCATTTGCCAATACGTCGGCGATTCCTTTCATCATCGGAACGGGCGGCGTTGGGCAGTCCGCCGCCAACGGGACGAATGGCGGTGCAACATCGTTCGGTTCATCCACATCGGGGCCGTATTTCTCTTGCGGAGGCGGCAACGGCGGCGTCAAGGGCGGCAATGTCGGTCCGGGCACGTCGGGGCAGACAGGGCAATCGATCGGCGGGCAGCCGACGATCACGAACTGGAGCGGCACCACCCGGCGCGCGAAGTGGGGCATTAACGGTCCGAACGGACTGGTCATGGCCAATAGCGGCAATGCGGCTGGCGTTGCTTTGTCCGGCATCGGGGCGCCCAGCTCTTTTGCATCGGGCGGCTTCAATACACGTAACGGCGTCGGCTCGAATGCCACCGGCTACGCGGCCGGCGGCGGCGCTGCGGCATCTTTGGACGGTAACGCGTATGCCGGCGGCAACGGAGGCGGGGGCATTCTGATCGTCGATGAATACTCGTGAGCGCGGTGCCGTTCAGCGGATGGACGGTGGCGCCGTCGCGCACTCTTCCGCTCGCCGCGCCAAGCCAGCGCCCGCTGGTCGGATTGCGTCAGGCGGCGCTTTCGCTTGTTTGGATACCGAAAGCGCCGACCGATCTGCTGGATTTCGCGCTAGATCCCACGGACTGGCTTGCCGATAGTGGCGATATGCTGAGCAGTATGCAGGTCGTGCTACCAGCTGCGCAGATCATGGGGGATCTGGTGGCGCTGTGGGCGGGACCGCTGAATGGGATGGCCGCTGTCTTTTTGGCCGGGGGCCAGCCGGGCACGAACGTCACGATCGCCGTGCAGATCGAGACGGCGGCGGGGCGTCGCCATACCGAGCAGGTTTCAGTGCAGATCAATGCGGCGACCAGTGCGGGTGCGGTCGCGAGCGCGCCAATCCTGTCGGGTGGCTATGGCATCGCGCCCAATCTGCTTCGTCTGGCCGATGGCACGTTTCTGACCGATGCCGCCGGTCGCCCCTTTGCAATATCGTGAGATGACATGTCCGGAAGCACGACGACGAACACAGGCGGCGCGACCGCCACCGTGCCGGGCGGCACGGCATTTTCCGCTCTTCCACAACAATCGACGCCACCCAGCTCAGGCGATGGCTTTCTGGGTGTGTTTGGCGGTCAGTTCCAGTTTCTGACGGCTGAGCAGGCCTGGGCGGGTGCGGTGCCGATCGCGGGTGGGGTGTCCCTGACAGGGTCGCTCGGTGGCATAGCGCCAACTGCTCCAGCCCATCTGACGACCAAGGCTTATGTCGATACGGCGATTGCCAGCGTGACTGGCGCAGTATCACAGGCTGCTGGCCAGGCGCAGGTCTCCGCCACGAACGCTGCCAACGCCGCGGAAGGGGCTGCCAATGCCGCGACACTGGCGGTGACGGCCAAGATCGGCAAGGCGGGCGGCGCGGCGGCCTTGTCGCCGGACGGCAATCTCATGCTCGGGACGGTTGAGTTCCTTGGCGTATCGTCCAGCGGCCTGCCGCTTCTCATTATCGATGTGCCGGACTCGGATCCGGGCGTGGCGAACGCGCTCTGGAGCAACGGTGGGGCACTGTGGCTATCGCCTGGAGCATCTACATGATCGGCAAAACCCTGCGGTTTCTGATGGCGGCTTCGGCCGCCTTTTTTGTGCCTCCTGCCATGGCCGCGCCGGGCATCCTGGCGCAGGCGACCAGCGCCGCGCAGTCTCTTGGGCGCTATGCGCCGATGAAGCCGCCGGGTGGGCTTGATCTGGCCACGCCGCTGGGTGGTGCAACCGGTCCAGCCCTCCAGGCGTTGGTTCAGACGGTAAATAATTCAGCCCAGCTGGATGCGAATCAGAACGTGACGAATCCGCTTCTTTCGACGCAGGCTCAGATCAACGTCAACGGCTCGGCGTATTCGCAGATGGCGTCGGGCGATCTGTCGGCGATCGGCGGCGGATACGACGTGTCGTTCATCGGCGGGATCGCGGCCCAGACCTTGCCGGGTTCGCCTTATGGTTCCGGTTATGCGCAGCCGGGACACTTGATTATCACCGGCAATCCGTCCGGTCCCTATGACGCCGGTTGCGTGCTCTGCCTTGGAGAAGACCCAACCGTTCATCCAGGCATGCCGATCTCCGGCCAGGACTATCGCGGCGGTTTCGTCTCGACGCATGACGCCGTGCAGTTCGAGCAGGTGCCGACGAACGCCATGGCGCGCATGATCCTGGCTGTCGATCACTACACCGCGACAGCCGTCGTGCTGAAAACCGCCCTGACGGCGGCCCAGATCGCACAGATCCATTCGGGCATGTATATCGTCACCAACTCGGTGCCGGGCGGGGCCACGCAGACCGCGATCGGCGATGCCAGCCTGAACGGTGCGCTTCCTTCGTTCCAGAATTATGCCGGAAACGTGCAAAGCGTTTCGGAGGGCGGCACGACAATCAACGTTTATGGCTGGGCGCAGGAGCAGCAGCAGGGTGGCGCGGTGCCGAGCACATCGTCGCTCGATACGGTCTGGGACCCGGCCACGACATCGGCGGTCGTCTATCTCGGCATGCCGAACAAGACCTTCGGCCAGAACGTCTACATGACTTACGACGGCAGCCGCGGCGGTCAGGGCGGCAGTGCCGCCACGTCCCTGATCCATCAGATGGAGTGGAACGAGGTCGATGAGATCGTCAACAACACCGCCAGGGACCGGGAGGTCAGCGTCCACGGCCTGACACTGACGACGAACGCGAGCGGCCCGAACCAACTGACATCGGACAGCTATCATCTCAAGCTGGCGGGCGGCCAGCAGAACTATATCATAATGCAGCCGCAGTGGTGGACGACGCTGATTAGCGGCGACAACCTGTATGTCGGCCAGCCGCAGGGACCGGCGCTGACGGCCAATACAAGTTCTGTCCTGTTCCAGGTGGCGCAGTCCACGAACACCGGGAGCGCGACATGGGCGTCCCACCACATGATCCGGCTGATGGCGTGGAACAAACGTAACACCGCAGACGATGGGACGAGCTATACCAATATTACGACGAACCTCGGCGTGGGCGTCGATGGCACAGCCAGCACCGTGCCAAGCCAGATACAGGGACACCTTGAGTTCACGCCGGCCGCCAACCCCTACGGGCTGTCAATCTGCTCGAGCGGGCAAAGCGGCGCGACGTGCAGCATCCAGCTCGATAACTATGGCAACCCCAACGTCATCCAGCAACTCAACCTCACAAAAGGCGGCTGGCTTAACTTCGCCGACAAGTACGGCAACGAAGGCGGCTGGATACAGCCGCCAAATGGTTCGGATACGACCGGGGCGACGCCTGTCAATGAGGTGGATGTTCACTTCCCGGCGGATAACGGTCTGCTCAACATTCTCGGCACCGCAAGGACATACGCGCTATCGGTAAGCGCGGCCGCGTATAATCCAGCCACGACAAGCGGTTCTACCACGACAGCGGCGTCGGTGTCCGGCCAAGGCACCTACCAGACGTGGAACCAACTGCACTCCGGTTCAGCCAACACGGAAATCATCAACATCGCCCCGAGCGGTGTCACCGGGGGATTTTCATTCTATGCCGTCAACTCCGGCGTGGACCCCACGGCAGCCACGGCCCTGTTGAGCATGTCAGCACAGAACGCGCGTTTCAGCACGGATGTGTTCGTCGGCAACGGCAAGGCGATCCATCTGCCGGATGCGCAAGGTGGCGACGTTTACATCTACAATGACGGGGAAAGCACGGTTGGGTTTGGTGCCGTCAAGCTGCAATTTGGCTCGGATGCTTCCGTGAGCGCCAACGGCACACAATGGAATTTCGCCGGGCCGATTGCCGTGCCGGAAACAGAGGTATCCGGAGCCGTCCAGACACTGTCCCAGATCAAGGCCGCAACGCACTTCGAGGGCGACGAGGTGTGGTGCCACGATTGCCTCAACAGCGGACAGGCGACCGGCAAAGGAACGGGACGGAAGGTCTGGCGGGATAGCGCCGGAACGTGGCGCACCGGAGATGGCGCGGTAGCCGCGAACTGACATCCAGCCGCCCCATCCGGGCGGCTTTTTCATATCTGGAGGATCGCCATGCGCGACCTGATCGGGTGCGCGGCATGATCCGGCGCGCTCAGGAATATCTGCGTCTCATCATCCGACGCGAGCACTGGTGGGCCGAAGCATGGTCCGCGATCGCGCTCCTGACCTTCGGGCTGGTATCGTTGCGCCGAACGCATGACGCGTTGCATGCGACACCCTCGACCCACAGCTTCTTCATCCTCATGCCCAACGGCCTGTGGCAATGCCTGTTGATCCTGGGGGGCGCCTATCAGCTCGCGGCGCTGTCGTTCGAGACGCGCTGGTGGCGTTGGTGGCGCGGCAGTGCTGCGGCCCTGGCGGCCTTCTTCTCGGCATGGGTCGCCGTCAGCCAGGTCATCTACACCTTCGGCTTCAACCCGATCGTTCTCTATGTCGTGGCCTGGTGCGGCGTGAACCTGTTCGCTCTCAGTCGCGCCTTCGGAGGGCTCCGATGACATGTCGTTTCTCTCCGAACTGTGGCCTTCGCTCCAGCCCTATGTAGCGCAACATCCGTGGCTGGCGCCGGTCATCGCGGGCTGCCTTGTCTGCTCTTTCGTCCTGCGGGGACTTTCTGTCGCCTGGGCACAGTATCGAAACCAGCAGCATCAGGCCGAGGAATTCGACCACACGCAGCAAATGGACCTGCTGAGAGCGCTGCGCGACCAGCGCGACGCCGCCATGCGGGACCTGACCAGCGAACGCAAGGCCCACGAAGCGACACGCCGCCGCGCCGACCAGGCCGAGGATGCACTGCGCGCCTTCCAAGCGAGAACGCCATCATGAACTACCCGATCATCGTCGGTCAGGTGAAGCACCAGTGGGTCATTCCGACCCTGGGGCGCCTGCCGGCCTACCTGAACTCACTGTCCTCGACCAACCTCGTGACTGGCACCGGTGCCGACGAAAGCCAGTGGTTCCAGTATGTGAACCAGAACGGCGGTCCTGCGCTCGGTCCCTGGAACATGGAGCCCGACACGCACGATGACTGCTGGCGCAACTTCATCCGCTACCGGCCCGACATCCAGAAGGCGCTGAACGAGATCCTTGGCGGCTCGACGCCGGATGCCGGGCTGATGTCGTTCCGGATGGATTATGCGATCGCCATGTGCCGGGTGAAATATTTCCGCTCGCCGCTGGCCCTGCCGGCCGCAGGAGATGCCGCAGGGCTGAGCCGGTATCACAAGGTCGCCTACAACTCGTCCCTCGGCGCGGCCGATCCGGTCGCTGACCTACCTTACTACCAGGCTGCCATCGCCGCTTGACGGCGCGCCTTTGGGCGCTGATCAGGCGCCGCATCCTGCTTCGCCGCCTGATGGGCTGGCATTCCCGATAAGAGGAAATCTAGAAACATGGACCCGACGCAAATTGCGACGGATGCGGGCCTGCCGCAGCTCGTCACCTACATCCTACAATATGCCGTCGGTGTCGGCTGGCTACCGGCGAAGACGATGGCCGCGATCGTCTCGCTTTATGCGTCCCTCGTGACCATCGCGACTCATATCGGCCCGTATCTCAACCCGCCACCAGCGCAGCGTCCAGCCTGGACCGTGACCGGATCCTCAAAGCTGGTGCGATTCGGCGCGCGAGTCGGATGCGCTCTGCGCCTGGCGTTCTGGTGGGCTTGGCTCGTTCTCTACCGGGTTGTCACCTTCCTGCGCCGCGATGTGAAGGCGACAGCCAATGTCCGGCAGATCGGCCGCAGTGCCGCGATGGTGCCGGTCGACAAGCGCGGATCCGCACGAAGCGAGATTGCAGACAGCCTCGGCATCCCGCGAGACCAGACCAAGCCCTGAACCGCGACTTGCGATTTGGCGCAAGTTCGCACGCTGACCGCCCTTGAGGCGGTTTTTTCATATCTGGAGCATTCCCATGAAATTTGCACGCCGCTTCCTCGCTGCCTTTGCTGCACTCGCGCTGACCGTATCGGTCTCGGCCTGCTCGACCTCTGGCAGCACGACCACCTTCAGCACGGCCGAGCTGAACAACGATGCGACGGCCATCGCCTATGCGGTGCAGGCGATCGAGAACATTCCCGGGATCGAGAGCCATCTCACGGCCGCGCAGAAAACGCAGTTCGTCGGACTGGTCGAGCAGATCAAGAGCGTGACCGCGCAAATTGCCGCCAACTCCAACGGTTCGGTTTCGTTCGACACCGGCAAGGACTGGGCGAAGCATCTCGGCGACGACCTGCAGACGCTGCTCTCGATCGCAACCCCGATCGTTCAGGCCTACGACCCCACGGCCGCCGGATACATGAGCACGGTCTCGCAGATGATCCCGCTGGTCGAAGCCCTGGCCGGTGTCGCGTCTGTCGAGGCGAAAGCACTGCCGGATAACGCGGCGCAGGTGCGGGCGCGCATCTATCAGGGCGTCTGATGGACGAGACCAGCGCGGCGGGTTTTCTGCTTCTCGTCGCGTGCTGCTTCCTTCTTTTCTGGAGACGCTATCGATGAGCGTACGCAAGCTCGGCAAACGCCCAGCGCGGCACGACGCGCGCACCTTCCGTCTCGGTGCGCCACTCGCTGCGCGGTTGATCGTGCCACCGACTGCCGTCAACTGGGCACCGAACGATGTCTGGCCGGTGTGGTGCAACGATACGATCGGCTGTTGCACGCAGGTATCCGTCGCCAGTGCGATTCGCACCTGGACGGGTGCCGCGCAGGCGCCGGTCCTGCTGTCGGATGCCCAGGTGATCGACAATTATAGCGCGGCGAGCGGTTACGTGCCGGGCCAGGCGCAGACCGATCAGGGCGGTATCGAGCTCGACGTGCTCAACCGCTGGATTCGCGAGGGCTACGCACGGCCGGGTCAGCCAGGCCGTGACTACCTGACAGCGTTCGGTGTCGTTGACGTTCGCGACCGGCAGTCTGTCATGCGCGCGATCGCCGCATTGGGCGGTCTTTATATCGGGGTGCAGATCCCGAACTACATTATGCAGACGGGTGGCGATTGGGCGCTGAACGCGGCCGGCGATCAGACGGTGGTTGGCGGCCATGCCATCTGGTTGCACGGCTACGATTCGGACTGGCTGCACTTCAACACGTGGGGCGAGCGCAAGCGCATGTCCTGGGACTGGCTGACCACCTATTGCGACGAGGCCTACGGGCTTGTCAGCCGGCAGAATTGGCTGGGAATCAATGCCCTGTCGCCGAATGCCGAGGACGTGGATGCGCTGGTCGCCGAGATGCGGGCGGCATGATCTGGCGTTTCGGTTTACAGATACGCGCCGTTCCCGGTCTTTTCGCGCTGTTCGGGTTTACAGGCTGCGCTCTTGCGCCCAGTCCCGCGACCACGATCAGTGCCGCGATCGCGGGCGTGCAATCCGATCTGACGGCCGCGCACGTCGTCAGCACATCGCACGCTGGCGACTGGGATTTGGCGCAGGTCGCGCGCTTTGATGCCAATGTCCTGGCGTTGCAATGTTCGCAAGAGACCAGCGATCCGGTCGTGGCGATGATCGCCGGGCCGGTGACGATGAGCCTGACCGGGAGTTTCAGCCAGTCAGGCTCGTTTTCCGTCTCGTCACTGACCACCATGCCGGTGTTTGGCATCGGCGCCGATGCCAGTCGAACGCGTGGGCAGGGATTGAGCCTGCCGGTGCAGTTCGTGCCGCTGGCTTCGCTGCCGGATGCAGAGATGGCGCGGGAGGTCGAGTATGCCGGGACGCTACTGTCGCAGAATGATGAAGTGCGGCATGCGATGGGGGCGCGGATCGATGCCGATCGGGCGGCGCTTGCGTCTCGCGTCGAGCTGCTGCTTCAGGACTATGGCCTGGCGAGTTGCCCGAAGCACGGAGAGATTGCGCCGTTTGTTGGCGCAGAGCGGAGATAAATAAGAAATCATATTGTCATTTGGCGAAATTGTTTCTTCTATATGATAAAGGAGAAACAGCTTGTCCGAGTCGCAGCACATTTTATTTCGTCTAAACGAAGAAGAGCGAGAGCACCTGCGGTCCCAAATCGGAATAGGTGGCTTTCAGCAGAAATTTTTTGCTGACAAGAATCGGCTCGATGCCGAAACTGGAGAAATTCGTCTCACTGATTGCGAGCTCGGAAAAATTATCCGATATTGCAGCTACGGCCCAGGCGGCTTCCAAAACGAACTCCGTCGCATCTTCAAACGCTCAATTGACGATCTTCTGCGGGGCCAAAGAGAGAAATAATTAGAGACGCCGGAAGATCGTGATGCCCCGGAAGCGGTGATTGGTGCTTTTCCACATGCCAATCGTTGCCTCCACGGCAAACGCGTCCTTGCGATACATTGGCAAGACTTGATCTAGCCAAACGACATGCGTCCCTGAACGTAGACCTTGCAGCGCTCGCATGACAGAGTTCCTTTTCACCATACTGGTGCCGTAGTGCTCGCAATCCTCGACTGAATACGGTGGGTCAGCCAACACGATATCGTATTGGTCGAGCGGAACAGTCAGGAGTGTCTGCGCGTCATCTAGGTAAGTGGGCGAGACAGCGGGATTGATATCCACTGTATCGCCGGGGAACGTCACCAGATCGACTTTCCCGCTGAAAACGTGCAGGGCGCGCTTCTTGTCAGGGAACAGAGCCTTGATTCGTCGCAGATAGGTTGCCGGATAACCACCGTAATAGGTAGATTTTACCCTATAGTCGTTGCCCATGATCCAAGTTCCGACGACGCGGCCATCTTCTCCCATGAACAGATTGCGAGGAAATCCCGTCGCTTTGACGTAATGATCAATTCGACTTTCCCAAGAGAGTGTCGGGGAGGATGGCATGTAATTCATGCTGCGAATCTAGTACGTCGAAAAACGAATGGATAGGGGCCGTGCATCAGTCATGCAGCTTCTGCCATGTACTGCATGCAGATCAAACTGGCATGCCGATTCCTTTGTATCGCTATGTTGGCTGTCAGTTCGGCACGCCTTACTATTTTCAACTCACCTAGATTCTACCAACTCCGAACCCCCACGATCTCACTCAACCTCGTCGTATAGCGCGCCGACAGCAATGCCTGGCGCGTTTCCCACGTCTGCTGAATGCCCGTCGAGGCGGTCCTTACCATGCCGCGACCGTAGCGGGCGTTGATTATGTCCATCGCTGCCATCACGCGTTCGGACATCTCCGGGTTCTGGCTGGCAAACATGACGGCCTGCATGCCGGCCGGCGACAGGTCGGTCAGGATTACGCCCGCCTTGAAGTAGCGGTGTCCCGGTCGCCATAGCTTTGCGAGCAGGCGCGTCGCACGCTTCACCAGCGCCCGCGTATCATTGGTTGGTTCGATCGCGGATGAATGTTGGTTGGAATACCAGGGATCGCCGTTGTGAGGGTTGGTCTGCAAAAACACCGACATATGCCCGGCATAGAGCCCATCTGATCGAAGCTTCTCCGCCGCGCGCGATGCATAATGCGCCACAGCCTCGCGCATGTCCGACCATTCCATCACCAGGCGCCCGAAGGTGCGTGTCGCGGCCACACTCTTGCGGGCTGACGCGACGTCGGACAGTGGAAGGCACGATTGCCCACGCAGTTCGGCCTGGATGCGACCGCCCACGACCGTCAGCATGTCACGCGTCTTGCGTGGATCCATCGCAATGAAATCGGCAATCGTCTGGATGCCCTCCCGGCGCAGTTTCTCTACTGTCTGGCGCCCGATACCCCAGACGTCGCCGATCTCCGTCCGGGCATACCAGACCGCGCGGACCGCCGGGTCGGTGAGGTCGCAGAGCCCGTCCAGTTCGGCATGATCCTTGGCGAGGCCATTCGCCAGTTTGGCAATTGTCTTCGTCGGGCCCCAGCCGACGCAGGTGGGAATCTTCGCCTCATGCAATACGGCCTGTTGAATCCGGCGGCTCAGGCCATGCAGATCAGCACCCATGCCGGTGTAGTCGAGGAACATCTCATCAATCGAGTAAGGCTCGACCCGTGGCACATGCCCGCTCAGGACCTGAAACATGCGACGGCTCATATCGGCATAGAGCGCGTAGTTGCTCGAATACCAGACCACGGGCTTCGTCTCCGGGCGCTTGCGGGCCATATGCCACGGGTCGCCCATCTTGATGCCGATCAGCTTGGCCTCGCGCGTGCGGGCAATGGCGCAACCGTCGTTGTTGCTGAGCACGACGACCGGCAGGCGGCGCAGGCGCGGCTCGAAAGCGCGCTGACAGGAGCAGTAGAAGCTATTGCCGTCGATGAGCGCGAAGAGAGGCAT